TAAAACTCGCAACAAACCGAGAGAACGTGCTAAGGGGTTGTGGAACATCTGCGATAAATGCCAGAAAAACTCACTGCAAACGCGGGCACTTATTGCAGCCCAAACCACCTGAAGCAAAACAGCGAATATGTAATCCCTGTCGTGCCTTGACAACAAAAGAGCGTTATTGGCAGAGGAAAGCAGCTTAACTCTTCACCCACATCCAGCTCCTCGGCTTATCTCTGACTTCACCATCTCGAACTGCTTTCGATCCTAACACGTACCACGGCTTGATTCCATAACTTTGCGTGTAGGCATGCAGTGCCTGACAAACATGCATTGCGTAACCAGTATGGTCACGACGGATGAAGTCATGTCCAGCGACGATACCATCCTTGCGCACCTTGGGCACCCAGTAGCACAGGTCTTGAATTACATGCAGTAGTGAGTGGTTGCCGTCGATGTAGACGAAATCCAGTGAGCCGTCTTTGAAGTCAGCAGCGGCTTCAATGCTGGGCTTGCAGATGAACTCATGGTTGTAAGGGTACATTCGCTCCTGGGCCTGCTCATAGATGCCATTGAGCTTCTGTTGCGAGCGATGCTCACGGTAGCCCTTGTAAGCCTTGTAGGGGTCAGCCGAGTACAGCTTCAGCCGAGGAGCAGCTTTGCAGAGCGTCTCAGCATATAGTCCATATTCAGTGCCAACCTCAACACCGACTTTGAAATCGAGGTGATTAAATAATTGAGCAAGGTCGTCCCTCCCGACATCTGCGATTTCCCACGGCAGCAGGCGGCCTCGTAGTGGCAACTGCGGCCACAATTCACGGATTCTATCTAAGGTGTTCATCCGTTGCCGCTCTATGCTCGCTCTGCGAAGGCTTCAGCAGCTTTAGTCCCATCAAGCCGTTCATAGAAGCCACCGATGATTGTCTCCCAGTTAAATCGCTCCACCGCATCACGACACTTTAAGTTCTCTACCGTCTTTCCAGTCGGGATACGCATCTACCGTTTTTGCTTGATACTTCAATAGGTAACGTCCAAGACTAAACACTATATCAGGTGAGTCACGTAAGGCACCAACTGCGATGTTGCATCCCCGACAAAGCCGACCACGCAGCACGCCCGTGCTATGATCATGATCGAAGTGTAGTTGTTCCGTAGACCCACAAGCCTCGCACGTCTCGGATGCCAAGACACGCAGAACTTCGTGCTCCGGCGCTCTATATCTCTGCATGAGTATCTTGACTGGATTTTTCTGTCGCCATTCACGGGCTTGCTGATTTAATTCCTGTCTCCGCTGCGCTGTCTTGCGACGGTTTCTTTCACGATATAGCTCAGGATTAGCAGCCCAGCGCTCCCTTGCTTTCTGGTTAACACTTTCTCTGTTTTTATCCGACCATTGCCGTTGGTAATCTTTAACGTGCTCGGGATTCTCCGTTCTCCATACACGCATATAACAGACGTTGCATAGTCCGCGACCGCGATCAGGTTTTTCTGGATGGCATGTAGCAGGCTTCATTGTACGCGACTATAGAATCCTTCAATTATAGTTTTCCAGTTAAACCGTTCTCGCGCTAACGCTAGTTCATCTTCGGTAACAGGGCGAGCACCCTGCTTAAACAGTTTCACCAAGCTCTCCACCACGTCAGCACGTGAACCTTCCTCAATAAACTCCGCAAAAGGTTCGTACCAAGTCCGGTAGTCTCTAGTTGAAAAGCAGATGGGACGTGCACCACAGAGTAGTCCCTCCACTGCTGGCAACTCGAAGCCTTCGGTGCGGCGGAGAGCGGAGACGAATTGTGAGGCGGCATAATGAATTGCCATCTCAATGTCAGTACAGTCACGAGAAAATTGAATCAGTTGATTTGTGCGTATCGACGGCCCTACATGGAATACCTTGCCATCGACTTCCTTTGCGGCCAACCAGCACTCTCGCACACTTTCACTTAGACGACTTAGACCACTGGTAGTTATAATAAAGTTCCGGCCATTGCGTGGAATACTTTCCCATCGCTCACTCACGAACGGGTCACGAAACACTTCCGCATCCGCTCCCAGAGGGGCGTGGTAGAAGTTCAATAGAGGTCGATCATCGCTGCCGTCAACAGTTATCGCCGCATTCAAGTCGTAGTAACTCCAGACAACTTCAGCCGCCCACCATAAGTGTAACCAAGCATCAGTACGCGGTTTCATTGTCGAGCGGAGACAGACCTGAATAACTGCGTACTTCTGCTTGTTACCCTGTAATTCAACTGCTTTGCGAACCAACGCGCCATTACGCCCAATCGCGTAGAGCACCACCAGCTCCGCCTCACGTTCATCGCTTACAACTTCTACACCGTCTGGCTTCCACTTCACCAGCGCATCAGCAATGCGTTGCAGGCCACGGGAAGGTTGGGGTGGGGTGAGGTATACCTTCATTCTGTCCTCTTAATATGCTCTCTGGCGTCAAAAAAGAAACCTGCAATAAGCAAAGCAATCCACACCACAGCAACATTACGACCCATTATCTCTACCGAGTTAATTTCAGGTCTAATAGCTATCGCTAAGATACTGGCGCTGAAAAGAATCCAAGTTCTCATATCAACAACCCCTTTCATTTCGGCAGAGAACCCTTGGGCCTAGCCATGCGAGCGATTCGCTTCCGCCGTCTGGTGTTCTGCCGGACACGTCGAGCTTCAACATAACGGACCAGCAGTTCAGGTGGAACACTTTGATATTCATAGCTAAGTTTGCGCCGGAGTGAACTCATTACACTCATACCAGCAATCCTTTCTCCCGTAACTCTGCTCGATGCTGCTCTAAGTTGTCCTCGGCGGGTTGAGTTTTGAGCCATTGAACATAATCACGAATGCCTTGGAAAATAGATACCTGCGGCTCATAGCCCAACAGCCGTCTAGCCTTGGAAACATCAGCCCAACAATGGCGAATGTCCCCGACTCTGTGCTGTCTGGTAATCTGGGGTCTAACATCTACTCCCAACTCCTTAGCCAAATCTTCAGCTAGAGTAAGAATCAAAGCCCGCGTGCCACTGCCAATGTTGATAACTTCATCACTCACATCCGATTCCAGTGCCAGCCGTATCCCGCGCACCACATCACTCACATGCACAAAGTCACGGCTTTGCAATCCATCCTCATAGATGATTGGAGGCTTGCCGTTGAGCAGGCGGGAGGCAAAGATTGCCATTGCCCCAGTATAAGGGTTGTTTAGTGACTGACGTAGGCCATAGACGTTGAAGAACCTGAGCGCGATGGTGGGGACGTGATAAGCACGACCAAACAGCAGGCACATGCGCTCTTGGTCGTACTTGGTGAGGGCGTAGATAGATTGCAGGTCGGGCTGCTTAGTTTCAGGGGTAGGCACAGGGATTCGGTGATCCATTCCGCAGGGACTGCCATCATCAGGACAAACTCCCGCCCCTTCCCCATACACGCTCATGCTGGAGGCGACGATGAGTTTCTTGGGCGGGTACTTCTGCAATGACTGGAGCAGCATTGACGTGCCGTAAGTATTATGCCAAGTGTAATCTGACATCTGGTACATGGACTGGGCCACACCGACTTTCGCAGCCAGATGAATCACGGCGTCAACGGGAAACAAACGCTCCACAACTGATTCGCAGATGTCTCCCTTTAGAAACTGAATTGCTGGATTTAAGTATGTAGGAAGATGACCACCCGGCCCATGCACCTGCGGATCAAGGTTGTCAATGCCACAAACATCATAATCGTGAGCTACCAATTCATCAGCAAGATGGCTGCCAATGAAGCCTGCAATTCCGGTAATGCAAACTCGCTTAGGCATCACTCAGCACCTCCCAATCATACGCAAAGAAGTCCTGTTCGGTGACTACCCACGGGTGATAGAGACCATCATCCTGACCCTCGCTGGCAAAACCCTTGATGCAGAGACGACCTTCCTCAAGGGCACAGAAGATGTTGCGGTTGGCCCAGGTGGCGCGGGTGATGCAGTCGTTGTCCTTGAATACGGCGTCGAGGGCTTCGGTAAAGGTCATGGCAAGTTCTCCCAATCACTTCGGCGATACTCGATCCAGTTGTCCAAGTATAGAATCGGCCCATGATGGTCACTAACAATGTCGGCTCGCAGTATAGGTCTCGTCGTGCGAACTCCGAGAGTGTTAATAACCACGTACATCCGCACTTCGGTGTCAAGGTTCCCATCTGCGGCTTCTACTAATTCTTTTAATGTCATGGCTTCACCCAAAAGAAGTCCACTGATTTGTGAGCATCAATTAGAAACCACGGATTGATCTTCATCGCTTCCGTGTAGTGATACACCGCTTCCATTGGCCCAGCACCCCACTTTTCATTAAGTTGGTACACGTCATCGCCACTGACGATGCCACCGGAGCGAACCTTGCGGCTCCATGCGATGATGTCTTCCATGACAAATGGGTAGGAGTGGTGAGCGTCGATGTAGACGAAGTCAAGGGAGTTGTCCGGTACGTCACGCACTGCATCCATTGAGTAGCGCATGTCTAATGTAACGTTGGGATAGTCCTTAGTCTTCCTCACCGTCTCATTGTAAGCGTACTCATTCTTCTCCTTGGACTTGTTCTGTGGATTGTTCGAGTAGGCGTGCCACGGGTCAACGAGGAGCAAGTGGCAGTCTGGATTCGCCTTGAGCAGCACCTCACTGTAGTTGCCTTCAGCCACACCAATCTCCGCACCGTGCAGGAAGCCTAACTCGGCAAACAGCTTGGCAAGGTCATCTCTGTGAAAGCTAGGAACTTCAATCGGCATTGGCCCACGCAAGCGGCGGTCATGGATGCGGAAGCGGCGGATGAGAGCATCGTTGAGGGCGGCAGCGGTACGAGGCGGTTCTGAGATTATCAATGTTCCGTGTACCACTTTGCCAACATTCTTACCATCAGCGTCCAGAATTCCAATAATACTCGGTTCGGAAGTGGATTGCGCCTGCTTCACATACCTCGCACTCTGCCCAATGATGAGCCAGTCGCGTTCATCGCGTGTAATCGTCACAGGCTCACCATCATCGTAACTATAGACCACTGTCAGTTGCTTCTTCTGCCCACGGAACGGGTTGCCCACCTTCAGTGAGTCGTTCGTGACTACTATGTCCAGTGAACCACCCACCACCGACTGTTGCAGCACATTAGTTACATCAATGACGTCCGAAGTACGGTCAGGGCTATCAATGCCGTAGTGGGCGGAGTGGATAACAAGCTGTGCTTCATGGGTTACAACTTCCGCAACCTGAGTTCGGACACCACTCTCACTGCTCATTGCAACCACAGACTTCCTGCCCCCATACACCAACTCCTCCCAATTCTCAGGCCAAGTCGGCACCGGCCAGAAGCGTTCGATGAGTGTTTTGAAGGGCAGCGTCTGCTTGGCCCATGCTTCATTGAACAGCCAGCGTTTGGTAAAGGTTGCGCCTTGGGCCAGCCATTCTTTGGGGAGGTGGTAGCCGCGACCAGCAGAGCCTTTATGCCAGTGTGCATAGAAAGTTTTCTTGTTGACCATCACCTGCCCGCCACTGAGCCAACACTTCAATCCCAGCTCCTGAAACTCATTCCAGAATTGGCCGTAGTTGGCAGCGTCCATGAGTTCCAACTCAGTGAAATACGCAGCATGCATTGCCCAACCGCTACCCTGCGATGACATCTCCTCATCCAGCAAAATATCAAGCCGCTCCCGCGCCCGCTCATCCCACACCCGACCATTGAGACCTGGCCCACCAAAATCTTTCACGTTGTCAGGGAAGGTCAGGTAGTGGTAGTCGATGTCAAGACGGCCATCGTTGCGGGGAGCAAAGGTATCGGGGTCAAGACGCTTGCGGCGCGGGACGACAATCCAATCCTTGTCCATGTCAGCTTTAATAATCTCATCAAAGCCTTCACCAAAGCAGCAGTGGGCATCGAATTTGGCAAGATACTTGGCACCACGACTGATGGCTGAGGCAGCACCAGCATTGATCGCGGCCCTCATGCCCTTAGCTTCATGGTGCTGAATGGTGTGCAGGGCAGGATACTTAGCAACGGTTTCTTTCCAGTTGTCAGGAGTGTAGCCTTCGAGCACGGCGATGACTTCCACTTCGCCACGGGCATTCTTGAACACGTCCTCGATGGTTGGGACGAGGAAGCGTTCGTTGCGAGCGGGGATGATTACACTAACTTTTGCCATCCACTACCTCTCTTAGCTGAGCCGTACCAATATCATAAAGAATCTGTTCCAACACACGTCGTACCTCATCAGCGGAGGCAGTCTTGTAGCGTCTCAGGTATCTAGCTACCAAGGCTTCGTGTTCTGGCCCACCCATTATTGGGCCATTCATTAAAACGTCCACGCTGATGATAATTTCAGTATCGCAAACGAAACACTTCTCTTTTATTACGCTCATCGCCGCTCCTTTAGCTTCACCTGATACGCCTGCTCAGCCATGTCATCCAGCAACTGCACCGCCCGGTGTAGCTCATCAGGAGTGAACTCGAACTTGCCCAGTTCCTCCAGGTCGCGCAGGAGTCGGGTGTAGATGACGCTGAGTTCGAGTGCTTCGGCGGTGGTCATTGTTGGTAAATAATCTCTTTCCCCAGTCGCATTGCCAACTGCACTTCGATAGTCGCGCCTTTGGAGGACTGCCAATCTCTGAGCGCATAGACACCATCACAGTCGAGCATCGCGTGCAGGTCACAGACCATCCACTGTTCCCACTCTCGATGATCGCAGCCACCGTGAATATCACACGGGCTCACGGGAACGTGGTCAAGCAGCAAAACCTCAGTGCAAGCTCGGGCAAACTTGGCGTGGTAGCCCTTTTCGTTGGCGATGCGGCCCGCAATGTATAACTTCACTTAGTTAGTTCCCCGTTCAAGGTTTCAAGGGAGCGAATATCCCCCTTCTTACCAAATTCCATGTGCTTTGAAATCCGTTGGCACTCTTTGCGGGTCAGAGTAATGGAAGACTCAAATGGCCCCTCATCTATAGTCTCGCCATCATCTTCCAAGGCTGCTTCAGTGAGTTCTATGACAAACTCACCCTTCTCGTTATAGCCATAGTCAATCTGTCGTCTGATCATTGCTTTGAATTCTCCCGCTCCAGCATCTGTTCAACGGCAATAACAATCTGTGCTGACAATGACCGCCTATTGCGCTTAGCCAGCCGCTTTAATGCTGCCCAAACCTTGGCAGGGAAGTAAATATGAGTATCAACTACCTTCACGGGGAGCAGAATATCCTACTGTAGGAGGTGTGTCAAGGATAAGTTTCAATAATCGTCGCTGATGGCTGGCGGGCGTCGAAAGTGACTGATGGGGCACGCACTGTGAAGGTCACAGACGGCCTAGTGACAGAGAAAGTTATGGTGGGCTGAGTGGAGTCGAAGGTGGCAGTTGGTTGGCGGGCAGTGAACAGTGCCTGCATGTGGTTGAAGGGGGTCGGGGATGGGGAGGCCGATGATGAGGGGGAGATGGATGCGCTCGGGGAAATGCTTGGGGACTCACTTGCGCTTGGGCTGACGGAGGGAGACACGCTCGCGGACGGTGAGATGCTGGCGCTGGGGGAGACCGAAGGGGACTCTGAGCCAGATGGGCTGACACTCGGACTTGCAGATGCACTGGGGGAAAGCGACGGCGACTCACTGGCAGATGGCGACAGGCTCGCACTCGGGGACGCGCTGGGAGACTCCGATGCTGATGGACTCACGCTGCCTGATGGGGAGATGCTCGGGGAGACGGATGCCGATGGGCTGCGACTAGCTGATGGACTAACACTTGGAGACGTTGAAATCGATGGCGACACTGAGTGACTGGGGCTCACTGAAGCGCTAGCAGACGCGCTCGGTGATAGGGAGTGGCTGGGGCTGACGCTCGGGCTTGCGGACGCTGATGGTGAGCGTGAGCTGGATGGGGAGACAGATGGTGACACTGAGGCAGAGGGTGACTGGCTGCCGCTGGGACTGGTGCTTGGTGAAGCTGAGGCAGACGGGGAAACACTACCACTCGGTGACACTGATGGGGATGCGCTAGTGCTTGGGCTCAGGGACGCAGACGGGCTCAGGCTTGGTGAAGCTGATGCGGATGGAGACTGTGACGCGCTTGGACTCAGGCTGGGGGACTCGCTGCCACTGGGACTTACACTCTCGGAGCCGCCACTGGGGCTGGGAGACGCGCTACTTGAAGGTGAGACTGACGGGGACTCGGATGGGCTAACCGAAGGTGATTCGCTTGCGCTGGGGGACACCGAGGACGACGGCGACACGGAGGGCGACTCACTGCCTGACGGTGAAACACTCGCTGATGGACTCATGGATGGAGACTCGGACGAACTTGGTGACTGAGACGTACTTGGAGAGACGCTTGGTGATGCACTGGACGAAGGGCTCACAGATGCCGATGGACTGAGTGACGGGCTCTCACTGGACGACGGACTCACGGAACTGGATGGAGATATTGAAGCCGAAGGGGAGATCGAGGGGCTTTCACTTGCACTCGGACTGACACTTGCGCTTGGTGAAACTGACGGACTTTCACTGCTACTGGGGCTCACGCTGGCCGAGGGGCTTACCGACTCACTCGGGCTCACACTTGGAGACTGACTTGATGATGGCGACGTGCTTGCTGATGGTGAGACTGAGGGCGATACACTCATGCTGGGTGATTGGCTTGCAGACGGAGAGACTGAAGGTGATGCTGAACTACTGGGTGATACACTCGCACTGGGACTGACGGATGCGGAAGGTGAGACTGAAGGTGACTGAGACGAGGACGGTGATTGCGAGAGTGACGGCGAGACCGAGGACGACCCCACGGTAGCGACATGGTAGAGCACGTAACCTGCTGCCCAGTCGGTATTGGCACCATTGCTGCCATCAACTGTTTGAGTGCCTGCCCCAGTGACAATCTTGGACATTACCAACATACCCATTTTCGTAGCGTCGCCACCAGAACCACCGGAACCTGAGAGCAGATGAGCAGTCCACGATCCGTTGGAAGTGTCGGTGTCAGCGGCAGGAAAACTGCCCGACTCGTTAGCAACCACGGCCACGATCAGTTCGCCAGTTGCCAGTGACGACGATGCGGCAACTGAGTAGGCTGAGCCTGAACCGCTATTGGTGCCAGTGCCGAAATTTGTGGGGTTTGCCCCGGTTACCTTAAGGAATCCAAGACATTTTGCGGTCGTGTTAGGCGAAAAGTTGACGGTAATGGAATCTACGTTCTGGACCAACGCAGCGGTAAGTACTGACTGATACAACGCGACCGTGCAACCGTCAACGGCAGCACTTCCTGGTGTCTGGTTTTTGAGGAAAACCTGAGAGTAGCTATTACCTTTGGAGTCGGTGACACTGGAGATGGAACTCACGCCGCTAGCGCCAGCGTTGTCGGCAGCAATCTCAACCAGCACCAAGTCGCCAATAGCGGCCCCTGCCAGGTTGATGACCTTTGTCGTTGCCGCCTCGGCAGTCTTGTTGGCAACGGACGCAAGGAGTGTGACTACTGTTGCCATTGACTATTCGGGGTAGACACGAATCTCGATTGGGTTCTCTCGCAACAATCCGTCCTCATACTGCAAATTGTTTATGAGGGTTTGGACGTTGACCGTGTTGGTGTTGCCGTAGAAGGCGAATGTCTTGAAGTTGAGCGTTGGTTCAAGTTCCTGCACGCTGCGCATCGGCGGGATGAAGGTTTTGTCTGAAGGGAAGACTGGAATGGATGTCCTGCCAGCATACATGCCCTGAGTCATCCGTGACCATGTGATTTCAACTCCCAGCGTGTTCTCCATCACTACGACTGTTGGAGCGTCCTCTCCTTGCTGGGTGAGGGTTGCGGTGTAGACTTTGTATGGTCTAGCAGGTGGTGTAAATCTGGTAAACGCGATAGCATTAAAGCTGATAGCTAGCAAAAACGCGATGGACAAGAAGCGCCCGTTGATTATATTCATTTATGCCTCACTATGGATAGACGCGGATTTCAATGGATGCATTAAGAAACTGATCATCACCCGTTCCTGCCAAAAGTAAAATACTACTCGCGCTCACAGGTCTTGCTCCGTAACTTTGCACGTCAGTTAAAAATACAACGGTCTTTCCTTCTGTGAACAATCCCGCTGAAAGCGCGTGGTATTGACCTACGTCATCGTAAGAAAACGTTATCACACCTATTGTGTTCTCAATGACCGTAGCTACTGGTGCGCCTGTTCCTATTTGAGTAAGCAATGCAGTATAGACCAAGTAGCTTGCACCGGGGCCACTGGGAATCGTCACCTTCGCGTTGATGCGTGTACCATCCGCCGTCGTGACATCGTAATCACTCATGGCTCACTCCTCAGTAGTCTACAAAACCGAAGCTGTAGGTCTCGTCTTCGACTGGCTCTCGTTTCATGGCGGCGCGGTAAGCCATTGCGCCAGCGATGAACGAATCCGGCGGGTGGCCGGTGCCGCGAAGGTCGTCATTGGTGCAGTAGCGGTGTTCGTTCTCGCAGTGACGAATCTTCGGGCTGATGATAGCACCGTTTTCGATGGCCGCAATATATTTAGTGAAAACGTCGCTGCGAGTTTGCCCTACCAGCACCACGGGTTCGGCGTTGGCTCCCTGGTAATCTTCAACTACGTCGCCAAGACCAGTAGCATCATGGCAGGAGCGACCGGGATAGCGTTTCACCTGCTGCTCGAACCGTGCAATCATCATGGGCCACGGCAGTCGCCCGGTGCGCTGCCAGGCAACGCGACGAAATGGCTGGCAGTCGATGCGCAATGTGTCGATGATGGTGAAGTCTTTCTTCTTGGCCCAGTCGCAGCCGGTGGCATACTTGGCTTCAGGTGTGGGAGGTTCTATTTCGATGCGCTCACCGAGTTGGCCCTTCCACTCGTGTTCTTCATCCCGACCCCATTCGATTAAGTTCTTGCGGAAGCAGGCATCTACTTTCTCAGTGAGTATGGCGCGGTCTTCGGGCGATGGTTCCTGCAGGTCGTACTCAGCGGCCCACATGGCAGCGGTAACTTCCTTCTGCTTCGAGAGAATTTCGTTCACGTCCAGCCAGCCGTCGGGATGGGCCGAGGATTCCTGATAGCAGTTGTGAACGACTATACCGTTGGCAATGAAGGATGAGCCTTCTGCAACTGTTATGTCATAGACAGGGATGGTAGCGTTACGCTCAATGCGTCGAACAACTGCAAAGTCCACAGATGGGGTTGATCTGTCCACAGCACTAGAAGTGTTAAACCCATCGCTTCCACCGCTTTCTTCTTCAAGCGGTCTCGCTTCACCTGTTCTGGCTTCGTGTGCCAATATCTGCCACTGACCTCCACGGCCAAATTGAATTCGGGGAAAACAAAATCTACCACGTAACGGTCGAAAAGCTGTTCCTCCAAATAGCGAACGGATAAACGCGAGAACAATTCCTTTACTGCCATCTCGCCTGAACTGCGGCGCTTGCGGCTTGTTCCTGAGTGTGAAATCCGCTGCCGTGCTAGTACCATTGTTCCCGCTTCTCGAATGTTCCGCTTGGTAAGTTCTTTGCGAAAGCAAATGAGACAAACCCGCGATGCGGTTCGCTTCCGGCCTTTGCAGGACGGACATATTGACTTCACGGCCCGCGCCCTCACCAGCTCCGCGTGAATCTTGCCTTGACAAGCACAGCACCGCTTCGCTTCTTCCGTAATGACGGTTCCGCAATCCAAACACTTGTTGGCGCAGTGACACTTCCTGCAAGTTTTGTCTTTGTAGCGACGGGCTTTTCGTTTGCCACACAGCACGCACAATTTCACCTTCTGTGAGTGAGCCTGCTTCTTTCCAGCCCGTGACCGTAAGAACGCGATGTTCGGCGGTGCATCTAAGGACGCCCGCATCAGTTTCAATTCTGAGTGTGGGTCTGAGTCCTGACTGCCAAGCGTTGATGATTTGAGTTCTGATAAGCTGTCCGTCTCTGAACGCATAAATTGAGTCTCCTATGGACAGGTCTTTCATTTTTACTTGTCCATTAGGAGTCAGTATATCAGAGTCTCCGTCCACACACCACTCCATCACCGGCCACTGGTTATCATCGGCACGCTTGAGTATCTCGCTGAAGGTGGCGTCCGGGTAGTGGTGGGTTGAACTCATCACAGTCTGCTTGGCAATCTTCGCGGTGCTGATTGGTTGGCCCATCGCGGCGTCGAGTATCTCCAATTCCATCTCATCAACTTCGTCAAGGCGCAGTCGCTGTGGGTGTGGGCCACGCACTGAGGTGGATGAGGCCATCTGCGCTCGTATCTTGCCACCGCTTCCGTACAGTGATTGGCGCTGGGTCATGGTCTGCTCGCCGCCAGTGAACTTCTGCAGGTAGCGCATGACACCGAGCGACTGCTCACCACTGCCACCGAGTATGGCTACCTCTGCTCCCAGCGTAAAGGCTTCGACGTGGCCCAGGAGTGCGAGTAGAAATGACTTGCCGCCAAATCCGCGACTAGCTTTCCACACTGTTACCGGGCTGCGGGCAAAGAATGCATCACTGAAAGCGCGGAAGGGTGTGGTGTGGTTGGTGCAGACTTGGGTATCGGGCAGTATCACGCCGCAGGTATCGCGCACCAGCAGTTTCAATTCGTCATCGGTCTGCGGCACCTTGAGATTCAGTGTCTCGACTGCCCGCTTGAGTTCATCACGCAGCAGCAACTGAGCCTCGGGTGCCCACTTCTCCCAACCGTCGAATTTTCCACTCCGGAGCAGTTCCTGTATTTCGATTGACATTAGATAAACTTGACCTGCGATTTATGTGGTTCCTTAACAGTGAATTCGTTTGGTGCCAACCATTATTCCTTGCGATTGCGCTCGTCCCACCAGACGCAGAGATACTTCACCCAGTCTGTGGAGTAAATTGTGACGGCTCTAATTACAGCAGGAATTTCACCATCAACTAAAACTTCAGTGTCGAGTGAGTAGACTTCAATCATGCGAGCCACAGTCTACTCTAACTGGGGTCACTCGCAGTAGTCCTTTTTGTTTTCACCAAAAGTTAAAATTTTCAAAAATTGGCAAATTGTAGACTGTGAGGCAACCCGACTTCCAGGACTCGAAGGCCCAACTCCCGGCTACCGGGGGTCGTCGCCGTGATCGTAATGATTCATTGGCCCAAGTGGCCCATGTGCAACGCATGACACAAGCCTTAACACAATGGGCATTATCGGACTCACACTATATTGTAGTGGTTGACTATGGTCTATACTGTATGTAGTAGGCCCAAGTGGCCCATGTGTAGTGGGCCTTGTTGTGCTATGATGGACTATCATCACCATTGGTGGTGGCCGGTGACAGTAGTAGTTGCTCTCTTTTGTTCTGTGATGCGTCGGTGCGAATTGCATCGTGATGGTTGTCAACATTAGTAGCATGACTGCTGAGTAGTTGCTGCATAAACTCCTTAACCTGATTCTGTATAGTGGGTACATCGATAGCTAGCTTGTCCCTGAATGCTGGCCGCTTGGCCTTGAGATAGAACATCGCCAGGAGACTATCGGTCTTGGCACGCTTGAATACGCTGGTCTCTATGTCATCGGCGCAGTCCTCGTGAGAGTCCTTATAAGCCTGAGCGAATAGTGGGTCCTTCTCGATCCACTTCCAAACAGTAGCGCGGTGAATTCCAGCAACTATGGCCGCATGATAGACAGTGCCGTGCTCATGGTACGCGGTAATAAAGTCACGCTTTCTTGAAACCGTCGCATCGTCGCCACTGAATTCGTCCTCACATACATAGGTAAACTCTTGTGGCTCAACTACTTGTGGTTGCTTGGCGCGCATGGTGGTTGCCAGTATAGCGCAAGTGGGGAGGGGTTGTCACTATGCTACACGAAATGGGTTGCAAGTATTTTACATTTACCTCTTGACAAGCGTATTATAGTCCGTGTTATAGTCCGTCCCATGATACGGAAGCAAACATGTAAACGATGCGGGCATACCTGGATTCCGCGCACTGAGGAGCGGCCAAAGGTTTGCCCGAACAAGCACTGTCACTCTGTGAACTGGGACAAAGATAAGTAACCCTTACCGCATGGCGCGGAACATACTCCAAAGGAGAACCTATCATGTTTATGACACTTGAAAAATACCGCTCAATGCAACGATACGATGATGCCCGCACACGAATAGGACGAATCTTAGGGTTTGTCTATATAGCCCGCGTTAATGGCGTCTCGTGGAAAAGCACAGTTGATATCACCGTTCGCGCTTTGCGTAAGCACTACAAGTGCGTTGACCGCATTGAGCATCCCTGGAATTACTAGCACCACGGCGAGAATTGAAACCGAAAGGATGAAGGAGACACCTATGTCAAAGCATAGCTACATCATAGATTGCGATTGTAAACGTTGTGCAAAAGAGCGCACTCGCCGTACTGTTCAGAGCAATTTACATGGCAAGCCGCGTGAGCAGGCTCTCTATAACGCAATCTTTTCGCGTAATACTCGAAAGCCATGCAAGGCATCACGAGCAGAGCAACATGCTCGCTATATCGATTGTGGTCCTGCCGCATGGGATGACCGCGACTAATTGAAACCGAAACAGTAAAAGAGGAGATAGCAATGGAAGCTGAATGCTGTGACATTTGCACATTGAACCACGCGACCGATGGACACTACATCGTAGGCCCAATTAAGGTCAAAGGTTTTCGGAAGGCCGATCTTACCAATACTGAGAAGGCCGACATTAACGTTCTTTGGCACCTTAGCAGAGTTGAGAGCCACAATCGGCATACTCGCCTATCCTACGTATTCAAATGGTTTCGCAAACGTCACACGGACGTTGACTTCTCAGATAAAGCATTATGGCTAGCCATTGATGCGGAGACACAACTATGAGCATCACAATTAAAGATCTGCAGGGTAAGACAATCTTGCACTTGGTCGCTAAGACTTCACGCGGTTTCAATCGAGCACAGCGACAAGAGATAGCGATTGTCAGAGCAATGCTGAAAGCTAATCCGAACTGGATACCGTTATCACAGAGACTGCGAGGCTGAGCATGGAACTAATCTACCTCGCCATATTTCTGTGCGTAGTGTATCGCAAGCTGGGACGGAATCCTGCATTTCAAAATTGAGAGGAGACTACCATGCAAATCTATACCTTTGAACATTATCGGCCAGCGTATCCACAGACAGGCGATCATGTCGTTGTACATCGCGGAACGTTCGATGCCAATCGTGATAATTTCAGTCCTTCAATGGTCAGAGCACGAGAATTCTATGCGACAAACGATGCTGATGCATTTGAGAAGGGCAAGCAAGCAGCCGCAAGTATCCCAGCCCAGTTTGGAGGATTCAACGATGGAGAATGAATACAAAGTGCACGGCAAAGTGACTGATAGCACCTTCTGTCAGGGACACCCAAATGGAGACAATCATGGAAAACAAAATTGAAGAGACTGATCTGACTGACACTGAAGCTCGCATTGCCGCTCTTGCTGTGCATCTTGAGTGCGACGTTGACGACATAAGCGAAGCGTCCTACGGCGAGAATACCTTTGATGCCGAAGGCGGCGAATACATGGTACTCACTGACGATGAGGCAGACCAGCGAGCGGCAGACTACATCAAAGATTCCCTTTGGGCGTTCAATGCGTCGTTCCTGAGCGGCGAGACCGGCATTGATGAATCTGTATTCGAGGCTATACAAAACAACGGCAAGTGTGAAAGCAATAACGACGCGATAGCTTCCTGCATTGATGACATTGACTCGTTTGTTGAGTCAGCAATCAGCGCAGATGGTCGTGGTCACTTTATGTCCAGCTATGATGGCGAAGAGAATGAAGAGGGCGAATACTTCATCTATCGCGTCAACTAACAGTTTATGACCTGCTCCGGTCTCCGCGTCTGGAAACAGATTTGATGCCGCAAGGTGTTAAGCCGGGGCGGGTCTCCAACAGTTTCAAGTAACCGGGAGGTCGTCGCCATAGCCGACCGGCAAACGAGGCATGCGCCGCGCTCAGACTGGTAGATGGTGAGGGTAGCGAGCCACTATAGGCTGTCTGCGACGTAATTATGGCTAGCTGTGGCGATTGACAACGGGTGCGGCTGTTACCATGCCCAAAGGCTGCAGCGTCAATTCTGTGCAAAGCTAACGATGTTAAACAATAAGGAGACTCAATGAACTTCCGAGAAGCTAAGAAAGCGTGTCACAAGGTTGGCACGTCTCACGCTCAGGGCGACGCGCTCAGGGCTATGTACGCGGAGATGATCAACGAGCGCAATGGTTTCATCGTGCCGCAACGGTTTTACCTGCATCTGAGGACGTTCAGAACTGATGCTCAGATTGTAGAGGAAGCTCGCAGTCTCTTGCGCGACAACAACAAAGCATTAGAAGTCTTGCTCAGATGCGAGCATTGCGAATCACCTTATGACCGCACACTGAAGATGCGCGGCTATGAACCGGAGCGATTATGTGATCTGTGCATCGTGAACGTCAGGCGAGACAGGAAAGCAGCAGCATGAGTAAACGTCTCAAGCAGTGGCTCGGCCTGTCCTGCAAGCACCCGTACCTGTCACTCCCCATCAGTGGACATCGGAGCTGTGCTGAATGCGGGCAACAATTCCAGTTTACCCAGTATCAGATTGCACCTGGCGAACTGCATCAGATGGCCCACTACGAAACCAGGGAGCCGGGTGTTAGACGCATCGAACCGGGAACCAGGAGGTTACTCAGATGGCCCAAGCAAAAATAATGAGCAAGAAACGTTGGGAGGAACTACCATCGCAGTATTGTCAGAAGTGCGGTGCAGAGTTGACCGCTACAGACCACGAAGCTAACCGCTGCACCCAGTGTCAGCAGCCCATCAGAAAGGAACGGAAATGAAAGTATGGATCGACACCAACAACTGCGATGAACCATTCCACATGATCGAGGACGATGGCCGCGTGACGCACAGCGACGATACTGAGTGTACAACAGAGGCCGAATGGGGAGGTGATGAGCAATGACCACCATCCAGGTCTCCATCACCGCTGAGGATATTGAAGCTGCACAGTCAGCAAGGCAACGCCGCCGCCCTCATCATGGTCACATCTACCATGCTTTCTGTGACTGTCCAGTGACGCGGGCAGTACAGGCGGTTGTCGCTGATGTTCGTGGGACTGGTTATTCAGACTATGGTTATAGTGTCTACTACCACTCTGCGCAGATGCCTACGCCTCTGCCAGCCACTGCCCGCACCTTCATCCGCGACTTCGATGCCGGTCGTGCAGTGCAGCCGCTGGTGTTTGAATTGGAGGTTCCCGAATGACAAACAAAGAGCTAGAGCAGCTTGGCATGGCAATAGGAAACGCCGGTGGGGCTGCATCATCCATTGGCTGTGCGCTGGTGATCATCTGCGGCTTCCTGTTTCTGCTCCTGGCGTGTGTGATGAGTAAGTAAGGGGGTCTCACTGTGCGTATTTTGGAACCTACTATCTATATATATATAAATAAAGAGTTTAAGTGGTTCCAAATGGGGTGGAACCGAGTTGGAACCTTGGAACCGAATCAGTGCCAAGGTTCCAAGCAGGTTCCAAACATCTTGGAACCGACTTAACTCTCACTGTATCACTAAGTTATCGTCAAAATCTGTGGCAGGTTCCAAGGGGAGCGTATGAGGATCGGCAGTTTTCGTCCAAAGTCCATTGTTATTAACAACATAACCCATACTTTCTGCCTTTTTCAGAATCCTGTATAGCGTTGTTTTTGGTACGCCGTTGTTAGCTACTTCGACAAATCTGAAGCTGTCCGGGAGCTTGGTATAGTAGGTCAGCATCTTGCTTCCTAAGACTTTGCGGAGGTCAGTTGCGCTACCGATGATTGCCTTGAATCCACCAAGCCGCTCTGGGTCATCATCGACTTCAATCGGGAGTAGCAACATGGGGTGCATGTCCTCGCCACGCCGGATACCATTTATGGAGCGCACGTCATCTTCGCCATTACGATCCATGCCGATGCGAACATCGCTGCGATTGAGCAGATTATTGGAGCCACAGATTTCCCGTAGCCAGCCGTGGACGTTTTCAATTAAATCTGGTGCTTGTGCTGCTCGCACGTCCAGCTTGCGAAGATTGTGTGATGACATGACAGCAGCTTTTGGAAATGTTGAGAACAATGACCGCCAGAATTTTACCATTGCGAGTGCGTGGTCAGGCTTAACCAGATTGAGCACAGGGAAAAACATTTCAACCGGATCAATGACCACTAAGGAATCAGGTCGCTTACTTAGCCGCTCCCTCAGAAATGTGTTGGCTGCGGCAAGGGATTTGACTTCAAACAGAGCTTTGGTATTTGGGTCAACCAAGTCCGCATTCAACAAGTAAGGATCAATCTCCTGCGGAGTGCGCGGCAGTTTCAATGAGTTGGCGGTGGAGATATTACGATAGGTCTGAATGAAGTTTGGCAGCGACGACTCATAATCAATGTGTATGACCGGACGCTTATGTACTGCCCGCCCACACCATGGAATCCCTTTAGCGATGCACACGGCGATGTGGGCCAGCAGGGGAGTCTTGCCAACGTTGTACGCGCCAGCTATCGTGACGATCTGCCCCTCGCGGAACACACCTTGCACAATCTCTGGCCGGTGTGGCACATCCACATCGAACAGTGACGACATTTAGAGGTGAGCCTCCGCGCTTAGGCTGCTTGTGATTCTTTGATCGTGATGCTTCTTACAGTCTCACGAATAGCCAGCCGGATTGCTTCAGTATCATGGAGCAGTCCGTGTTCGTCTTTGATTTTCTTCAACCCAGTTAGGTCGCCAGGGTAGAGAGAGACACCAATGACTTTAGGCTTTTTGCGGTTTATTGGTTTACCGTTGGTTTTCATACGCTAGAATATAGACGCAATTATTTCTGTTGTCAATTACTAAATAAACGCACTGTAGCAAAAATATTTGTTGACAGCCGTGTAAAGAGGGCGTATAATCCAATTTACCTTGAAAGGAGTTACAAACAATGGAAACAGTAGTTGAACAAACTAAACAAGAGCAGCGTACCCAGGTTCTCAATGATGTACGCAGTCTTTTATCGTGGCTTGACGCGCATCCTGAAATTCCCTTGCCGTCTGAATTTGAGAGCGAGATCAACATCTATGCTTGGGATACCATGGAACATGCTCGTGCGATGGCCCGTGCGATGGGAAACTTTGAAAAAAAATGGTGATGAACAATTCCTGCGACTGACCAAGCGATTTGGGACAGTCAAATTACGGGCTGTATTCAGTCGCACCGAGGTCTGCGAGCGCATCGTGCTCGGAACCGAAGAGATTCCTGAGTATGTTCAGCCTGAGAAGGTAATCCCGGCGCACGTCAAAGAGATTGTCGAATGGCGATGCCCATCACTATTAGAGGAGTAACAATGGGATACATACAAGAGATTGACCAACCTGCGAATCGAGTGATCCACGACAGCAACTCCTGCCGGTGCTCAATGTGCCGCTGGGCCGACGACTACGAGCAGCGCCAGCAGACACCGACGCCTCCGCCGACCGAATTCCAACTCATCAACCAACGCTGGGTCGAGGCATGTGAAGCAGCAGCCGCGAAGTGCCCACTGCAATTTCAACAGGAGTTGATGAGTTTGATCTTCCTGGGCCAGAGTTTGATGTCTGAGACAAGAATTACGGCTGAAATTAATACAGCCAAGGAGACCATCAATGCGCTTTGATGCTGACGCGGTAAGGGACGGCTACAATCGCCCTGATGATGAGAATGAAGACGACGAACGGATTCCAATTTCCTGTTCCAAGTGTGGTCAGCCCACAAACTGGGATGCGACCTATCAGGATTTATGCTACCGCTGCATCCGTGCGGATAACGAGTAGCAATGGATTCAACTGAGGACAAAGTGGAAATCATAAATACCTACCAACAATTAAGAGCCGCTGGTGGTGGCGTGGCAATAACGCCGAGTTACAACGGGATACGCACTCAACATTTTCACGGCTGGGCAGTATATCGAGTGAACGCTGAAGGTAAACAAATTGTTACCGATACTAACGCACACTGGAGCGATTACGGGAAGAAGGTATTTTCCGCGCATTTCAGGGATGGTGATTCTCCCGCTGAACGATCACACAATGCACTTGCGGAGGCGGCTGCACTTGCCCAGGCTGCAAGAATAGAGAGCACTACAGCGCGAGACACGAGGATAACAACCTTTCCGTTTACACCGGGGCCGTGGCGATACGTGCCGTTCTTGTCTGGATCGGAGAACCACAAAGGTTTTTGTGTGCAGCAAGTCGGGCGGCGGAGAGGCAAGTACGCCGTAGCTGAGGTTTATCCGTTAGACCAAGATGGCATTGAAGGGCAAGCCAATGCCCGACTAATTGCGGCTGCGCCGTCACTCTATAAGCAACTTGAGAAGATTTACCGCGATAACGAGGAGACTTGCGGTTGTGATTGTGACACGGAACTGTGTTGCACCGTTGCTGGTGCGCCATGTCCCAAGTGTGACGCGCATACCGGGCTTGCGCTGGCCCACGGTCAAGATACCAGCGAACAAAAGGCATTAGCAACGTAAGCACCGAGAGGTTTTTGCAGCCTTAACTTAAATAATCCGCAGGATTTGTAATGGATGATTCACCAGAGGAGAAATAAATGTTACCGAACGCAACGCCGCCAAATAAAGACTGGTATCTAGATCGCTGTAAAGCGTTGGCACGGACAGTGAATAAACCCGAGATATTTCCGCCGTTCCTGATTGCTTCATATTGTCAATCTGTTCTAGTTCGCATTTACGGAGGCCCGTGGCGCGTCATCTGGTTGTTGCTTGCAGATCGCCTTCAGCACGATTGGGAGCGAGCAAAAGAAAGGTGCTGGCACAGTTGGCATATGTATATCATGCAGCGAACGCATGAGGAAATCGTAGAGTTGTGGGATGCATGGCTGGAAAAGGAGACTGGCTACGACGACCGCGAATGGCCGAATGAAATCGAGTTTGATGAAGTAGTGACTTCGGAGAAACCATGAATACTGATTCAGAAAACGATTCTGTGAATGTAGGCAAAGACCTCGCGGGGATAGCGACTGAATCCCCGCGTCCCGCGAAGGGCTGGATGGCAATGTTTACCCCGACTGGCGGCTACCGATCCAGCGGACTTTCCCCGGAACAATTCGCTGCGATTCGCGCCTTGGCCGCCCAACCCAGTTCCACCCCAGAAAACGTGAGGGAAACGGCAGAGAAGCTTGCTCTCGCAGAATACGCACGAGGCTTAAAGGATGCACTGATCGTGCTCAGTCAAGCGGCAGCGGCGAAAGCGGATAAGTAGTGAGGGGAGACTTTAATCATGCCAACTAAACCGCTCAAATTACTGCTCGTCAAGTCCTACACACTTCATTGCTATGCCTGCAAGCGGTGGGTAGGCCGGATGCCTCAGTGGGACAACGGGGAGCTTGGTCACGGCTGGCAATGTGAACATTGTGGTAACACGTCAACCACTATGCGCGAAGGGCGACCATTTGGCCCACGTTATCGTTACTGGCAAGTGCTTGCCGATGAATTCGCGGACTTCGAACGGCTAAATATGCTAACAGGGGAAATGGGTAAGTGGATACTTGAAAGTGTAGAGGTTAGCCATGTCAACTGAAACTGATTCACCGGAGTATTCAATATTGGCTGCGATGTCAAAGATGGACGGCAAGTCATATTTTCCTGATGCTCCAGAGAATCAGACTAATACGGACTTTCAGTCTGGCTATGAACGTGGTTTGCAAGGCGATGGTGTTTCTTGTGCAGGAATTGCCGAAGAATGGGATCGGCGCGGACAACCAGTAATCACTAATGACTCGTTCATAACATGGAAACGAGGATATTGGGCCGGAAGGTACACAAGCGTGTCAAGGAGCAACCATGAAAACTGATTCACCAGATAAAACCGAGGAGGGGGAATGAGAGCTGTAGTTCTAAAACATAGCAAAAGTGGTAATGAGTTGTTCTGTCGTGATCGCGAGGATGCTATTGACAACACTGATCGATGTCTCCGTAATCAGGCACACAAGCCCATTGCCGAACGAGAAGAAATTGAGATTCGCTATGAAACAATTTCAAAAGCTGAGTGGGAGGCATTACCAGAGACAAATCGGTGCTGAGCGGAGGAGTATGACTAAACCTGATCCCAACTATGACGAAGCCTACGGGGGGCAACTATGAAAACTCAAGATGAAATCAAAAAGCGGTTGGAAGAATCGAGGGATTTCTACGAAGGCCGCCGCGACATGTTGCTGATTCCTGATGGCAAGGCAACTGGCGATGCAGGGTTTCGGAAAGTTGTCTTAGAGCAAATGCTTTCGGCAACAACCGAGATCGAAATGCTCGAATGGATGTTGAAAGAAGGGAAGTCGTGAAAGTTGATCAATCAGCGTTTACTACCTTACTACATGCCCATGATCATATTTGGGCCGCTAAAGATTGGCCGCTGGCAATTCGTGCAAAGGCTTGTGCGCACATCATGGTTTTAATGGCTGAGATATTGAAATGAAGCCAACTACTTCCACTCTGGATTCAAGTGATGACGAAGCCTACGAACAGGGTGCGAGAGAAGTGAAATGAGATTTGCCTACGCAGACCCGCCGTATATCGGCCAAGCTAAGCGGCATTACAGCCACGATCCGCTCTGCGCCGAGGTAGACCACGTGGAATTGATTGCACGATTGCAATCTGAGTTTCCCGATGGTTGGGCATTGTCTGCCAGCTCGCCTAGTTTGAAAGTTATTTTGCCACTCTGTCCTCCTGATGTTCGCATCGCCGCATGGGTGAAGTCATTCTGCGCATTCAAGAAAGGAGTGCGGCCTGCTTACGCTTGGGAGCCGATTATCTTTCGCGGTGGCCGTAATCCCAGCAATGGATTTAAACATGCACCGCCAGAGCGCAACGGTAAGCAAAACACGCCGAAAGATTTCATTGTTGAACCGATCACACTGAAGAAAGGTTTAGTCGGCGCGAAACCTGAGAAAGTATGTCGCTGGATTTTAGAACTGTTGAATGTGCAAGAGGGCGATGATGTTGTTGATCTTTATCCCGGTACGGGAATCATGGGCAATGTAGCTTCACTTATAACTGGAGAAACCAAATGAGCCAAACTAATATTGATGAGCATCCGCGCCAGTCTCCACGGGATGAAGAAGATGATGGGTTAACTGCCGTTGTGCGCCTTGACGACTTCATTCGGGCGCATGTCCCCGGCGCGCTTCAGACACCGTTGCGTCAAAGAATAAACGACTTGTTTGTAATGCGACAAGCCTCCCCAGAGCGGGAACGAGCGTACCAGGCAGTGGTGGACGCAGCGCGGGAATGTAAGAAGCAAATGGACAGCGCAGCGGTGGTCTTGGTGGTGTATCCAGATGCTTATGGCGAGGCGGTTATCAGTGTCACCAATGCACTGCTGGCTCTCAATGCGCTGGAAGGAAAGGAACGAAAATGACCAAGGACGATAAAGCAAAGCTCGCGGCGGCATGGCAATCGTACAAGAGTGCGGCAGCGCAGTGCTCGAATGTTCTCTACAACCTGTCACAGCGAACAGATAAAGATGTATCGAATTATGGTGAGCTTGTAAGGAACCATGACGCAGCGCGGCACTCTCTCGATGAAACGCTAAAGCGATTTAGATTGATTAGCTTACCCGAAGGAGCAATCGAAATGACCATCTCTCAAAGTGTTGAGTCTGCCGCACCCGAGCGCAACTGGCGGTCTAATAAAGCAAGCGCAGCCATTCACGATGCGGCTGAACTGATCGCTAACTGCTACTGCTCTGATGACGACACATTTTATTCAGAAGTGGCTCGGCTTGAAGCAGCAATCACGAAGGCGGTTAATTCCCATCAACCCACAAGAGGGTAGGTAGATGAGCAGACATGGTTACAGCGACGACCTAGATCAGTGGGACTTAATCAAATGGCGCGGTCAGGTAGCGTCCGCAATGCGCGGAAAGCGTGGGCAAGCTTTGCTAGTTGATTTAGTCAACGCTTTGGACGCAATGCCCGAGAAGGTGTTGATAGCAAGAGAACTTATCGACGGTGCCGGTGATGTCTGTGCGCTTGGAGCAGTCGGGCTGCGACGCGGTATTTCAATGGAACACCTTGACCCCGAAGAGTCGGAATCCATCGCTGATGCCTTCGACATAGCCGAACAACTCGCCCGTGAGATCGTCTACGTCAACGATGAAGGTGGGAACGCTTGGCGCGGCGATGAAACCCCGCAAGCACGGTGGAAAAGAGTTAGAGCATGGGCTATCCGGCATATTCAGCCGATCCCGTTGGAGCAAACCAAATGAACGAAATCAATTCCTCTCAGGACAAATGTATAAAGTGCGGTGATAGTGAGGGCACATATCCATCTGGAATGTGTAAGTCGCCAAGATGCCACTGCTACTGTGAGTTTCCCGTTGATTCCTCTCAGGGTGGTGGAGAGCAGGAACTATTGCCCGGAGGTTTATTAGGGGGCATCCACGCCTTGTTCCACGGCAGCGATTTGGGTTGCGCTTATGGAGGCATATCGTGTCCACAGCGAATTAGAGCGGAGAGGTTGTTATCCAGCGCCGAGGCTGACATCCGCTCTCAACCCAACCAACCCGCACAAAGTTCACACGAAGCCCTAGTTGACTTTATGAAGGAAGCCAGAGATACACACCTTCACTGGGCGGAGCACTTTGAAGCACATCCTGAACTCGAAATGGAATACGTGGCAAGTGGTGAATGGGATTCTGCTGAGACTCATCGGAAGTGGGAAGCGATCTACAACGACGTGATCACATTGCTCTCCGCACCCGGAACAGCAAGCGTCCATCAATGAAACAGAATTTGATTCAATCGGAGAGTCCTGTTTGCTTCCGCAGGTCAAATACTGGGAAGGGCAAAGAGTCGCCGCCGATAATCTTGCCACAGCAATCCGTGCTCTCCTTCCTACTGGCTACCAAAGAGGATTCAAAGAAATAAAACTTGACAATCTGACCACTACGTAGTAAGCTGTCCGCCCATGAAGAAACTAACATGCAAACGCTGTCAGCATTCATGGTATCCACAACGGCCTGAGAAGCCGAAAGTGTGTCCGAAGTGCAAGAGTTATAGTTGGAATAAACCAAAATGAGCAACCCTAAGTACAGCCATTCCATGCTGAGCACCTACCGTGCCTGCGCCTTGAAATTCAAGATGCGTTACATTGACAAGCTGGTGCCTTTGCAGGCCGAGAGTCGCCACGATGCTGACTTTGGCAATGCGTGGCACGCAGGACTGGCTGCTCGCTATCAAGGTGGTACTCTCAAGAATATGGCCGACGCCTTTGCTACCGCCTATCCTGCTGAGAATTACCCCAACCCATTGCCTGTTCGCTCCCAGGGTAAGTCTTTCCTGAACGGCATTGCCGGACTGGGCAAGTATATCAATCGCTGGCAGGAAGACGACAGTTACCACAAAGTCCTGCACGTCGAGGAGCGCAACACCGACGAAGGGGACAAGATTCTCAAGCTGGATTTGATTACCGAAGACCAGCGTGACGGACAAATCTACGGTTGGGATCACAAGACAACCAGCAGTTACCTGGACAACAACTATTGGACTCGCTTCGAGCCTGACAGCCAGATTCGCTTCTACACTGACTACATCAAGACCAAGTTCGGTCACTGCGGCGGCTTCTACATCAATGCTGCGTCGTTCAAGCACCGCAGCAAAGCCTACACACCCCGCCAAGGCCCCGATAAAGGTGTGCAGCAGCCAGCCGGTGACTGGTTCTCCTTCGCTCGCATGTGCTTCAACCCGAACGAGGACTGCCTACAGCTTGAGCGTGACAATTTCACCTACTGGACGCAGCGCATCGAGCAGGACAAGGCATCCGGCCTGTGGGGCTACAATGACCAGTCCTGCCACCAGTACGGCGTCGAGTGTGTCTATCTGCAGTTGTGCCGTGCCGGTTACACATGGCCCCGTGACGAGGAGTTGATACTCAACTATTACAAGCAGGCGTGTCCAAGGGTATTACCCGAAGGCAAGTGTCAGTTGGCTCTGGGCCATGAGGGTGAGCATGATGCGACCGTTGCAGTGCAGGCCGATCACGAAGTCGAGGAAGAGGTCACAGAAGATGCCATCAGCTAAGCACGGGATGCACAAAACCCCAACCTATAAAATCCAAGGAGTAACCGCCACGCTCGCTGAGATTGTAGAGCGTTTCGTTACCCCACCTTATCAGGCAATTTACGCACGTCTTCGCAGTGGTTGGTCTGTAGAAGACGCACTGACCATTGTTGATGGAAGGAAAAATAAATGCCATTCGTAAATAAAGAGGAGTTTCTAAAGCCGAACGGTCTGACAATTTGGCTGAACGGTGGGGCTGGCAGCGGCAAGACCTTACAAGGGATGACATTTCCCAAGGTTCTGATAATCAGTTTCGATCCAACTGGAACAGACGTGCTCCGTCAGCCTGAGAACCAAAAACATATTGACAACTTGGTGATGCACGTGCCGTTAAATGGTATCCCGCTTAACGAAGTCTTTCAATTCACCGAGACACCAAGCGAGAGGAGCATCTACGGAGCACTTGCCTTGGCTCAACAACTTGGCCCAAAGGGTGAAAAGAAAATTGAAACCGTATTTCTGGATGGCTTCAATTATTTAGCGACACTTAAATGGACACAGATTTGTGAGTCCAAGGGCGTTGTTTGGACTGAGAAGCAGGGGATGGATCGTAAGGACGCTGACCAACGTAGCTGGTATGATGCATTGGGTTCTTACCTAGATCATCTTGTACTGCAAAATCTATTACCGCTTGCGACTCGTGACCGCCTGAACGTCGTTGTTTCTTGCCATCTACAACGGGAGTCGGACAATACGATAAAAGGGATGCAATTTGCACGAACACCAACTGCGATAGAGCAACAAGCACAATCCAAACGCCAAGTAAATCTTGACTCAGACCTTTCACCTCAAGTGCTCGGTTCATTTCGTCAGCGTATCGCCGGGCTGCCTTCGGCCATGATCTACCTTGAAGATCGACTTGAGCGCAGCGAAGAAGGCAAGGAGATAATTCAATACTACGCTTATTGTCGGCGCACTCGCTCTGAATCACTCGATACTGTGATTCTCGCAAAGAATCGTTTTGGTTTGGGCACTTTACGCTTAACTAATGGAAACCTTTACAAAACAATCTTAGCCAAAATCGCCAACAGTTCTACTAACGCTGCTTCGGGTAGTACCGACAGCAAATCATCAACAACCAAAGGGGCTGAAGCCCAACCAACTGCTAAAGGAGCAACTAAATGAGTACCGAAGTAGACGATGATGTAGCACAGGAAGTTGATATTAACGATCCACCAACAGGCTCAGCCGAGACTGAATCCGATGAGGTGGAAATACCAGGTGAGGACGTGTCGCAAGCCACGCCCATGTCCAACGAGGATTACATCGAACCGGCCAAGGGGGTCACGTTTGAGATTGTCAGGGCCATGATCGACACCTACACGCCTAAGGACAAGACTGACTGGATGAAGCGATCGCTGAAACTCTACGTGGCCGTGGACAAGCACGGCGTGGATGGCAAGGGCCGATACGCCAAGAAGATGTTTTTCCCGCGCATATTGATCCAGGTGAACCGCGAAGGCTATGACTTCAAGAAGGACTGGTACACGCCGAAGTCCGGTGGTGCGTGGGGTGAGTATAACGAGTTGCTGACGGCCCTCGGCTTTCCCAACAACCCATCTCCCAAGAACGACAAAGCCTTTCGTGAGGGGCTTATCGGTCGCAAGTTCGTGGCCGACATCAGCAAGGACAAGCGGGAGACCTACGATCAAGCCGCCAAGAAGTACGTCAAAATCGACGGCGAGTTCGAGAACCATCTGCGCAACCTGAAGCCTGTGAAGCGGGCAACGGCTCAGGCTTCCGAGACCGCAGTAGCATAATCTTGGCAGCAAACCAAGCGGGAAGTCTGATATTTGTAGGTGGCAAACCCGTATGACCGAGACAGAGTAGCTGGCCCGCTGACCCCGAGGCCAAAGACGCGAACAGAATATCGGGGAAAGAACCGTCGTCGTTCGCTACAGTAATTCTGAACTCGGCACAAAGTCGAAACCTTCTGAGGCACGGGCGTGGGCCAAAAGCAAAATCACGCTCACTTAATCTATTAGGCAAAGGGGGCACTGTGTTGGCAGACATATCAGATGGGGCAATAACTGGTGTGTCTGCCAACACAGTGAGTTTCACATTACCTTCGCTTCCGGGTTCTTTGAACGATCTTTACGAGTTGAATCGGCCCGACAGTGGGTTGCCACGGAAGCGGCTCAAGGCCGAGTGGAGCCTATGGATAACACGCATGATGCCGTTCATCCCTCGGTTCACGGTAGCAACCAATTCGATACTGCGTGTTGACCGTTGCTACTACCTGCCCTGGTTCACGGCCAAGGGAACATGGCGCAGAGTGGATGTAGTGAACATGGATGCGCTGTTATTCAATCTGGTGACGCGCAAGATTGGCATCGACGACTTGTATGTGAAGCGGGGTTATATGGACAGTCGCAACAGCAATGAGAACAAGGTGGAAGTGGTCTTGACCGAAATAACAGAAAGTGAGTGGAGAAATGGCTGAACTCATAGCTACATCCTTCATCGCCTTGGCCGTGCTGCTGATTGCTGGCGTTGTCGCCGCCATCGGCTGGTTCGTGCTGGCAGTGTGCTGGCTGGGAAGTGAGACGGTGAGGACGATTAGGCAGGGGCGAGATATTTGACAAGTTTGTGGTTGGGCAATCGTCGGGATTTTCAAGGGCTAAGCGGATGGCTAAAACGAGCCGATGACGCCCGCGAAACAAGGGTAGCGATGTAATCAGCTCAGTCGCTTACGACACTAAACATAAGGGGCATCGCATCGCCCAACCACAGTTCAAGTTTATGCGGGAGTTCTGACCTAACCACGGTCAGCAGGTTTCCTAATTACCTGGGGGAGACTCCCGCTTCAATGTAGGAAAGTAATCAACACTAAAGGAGAAGGAGATTGATATGGGTAAAAAGAAAACGACAACAGAGACAACAACAAAGGAACGCGCATTAGTGAGCCGGGAGCGGCGGCTGGCGTTGGCACTGCGAGCGGTGTTGGATGCTGTCCAAGGCACCAGTGAAGCCGCCATTGCAAATGAATGTGGCGTTGCTACAACGACATTAATTGACCTCGGCTACGAACAACTGGAGGGTATACCCAAACGCCTTGCCAACCTCAACGCCCATCTCACCAAGGCAGTTGCGATGGGCGACGGCAAAGAGATTGCTCGCCTGGGACTGGAACTGGAGCGGGCCAAGGCCGGACGCATGCCACTGGCGGTCAATGGGGGCGCAGAGGCTGGAGGTGAGTCGTGAGCGACGAGAGAGACGCCGACAACTGCTGTAGCGATAATGCTCAACTCAGTGGTGACACCTATCCCCGCAACGGCACCGAGTACGATGACTATTACGAGTGGGTAGCGATGGATGATGCGGTGGTGAATGAGGCTGTAGCATAAAACACAACTTTGGCACTACATCAACATCCAGCAAAGGTGAAGGTCATCCGATCATGTATGGAAAACCGCAACCTGTCGTCTGGTTCGATGCCTTTCCTGACGGTGGTGGATACCCAAAGCGGTTTATGGAGTGGGCGCTTGCTGAGATGGGCTGTGACGACCCTGAGTCTGTATTACACCTCTGCTCTGGCTCAATGCGTTCAGGTGTCACAGTAGACATACGAGCTGAGATGAATCCAAGCATCCTTGCAGATGCGCGAGCCGTCCCACTCGCTGATGAATCTTTTAGTTTCATAATGATTGACCCACCATACTCAGAAACTTATGCAGAGAATCTCTACGGCGTCGGTAAGCACTATCCTAAGCCGGGAGAATTATTGAAAGAAGCAGCGAGGCTGTGCAAGGTTGGTGGCTTCATTGGGTTGCTACACTTCATTGTTCCCGTCACACGCAAGCCGCTAAAGATTCGCAAGGTCTATGGCATTACTACAGGCAATGGCACGGCGATTCGTGCCTGGACGTTGCTGGAGAAAGTTGATGAAAACAGTGTTCGGTGGAGAAATGGTACATGACCCAAACAGCATTCAATCGTGACAATGTTCTTAGTGACGACGACCGCCTGAAGTCAGCGCGGAAGTGTCTTGCGCTGCTTGCATCCGAGACAGACGGCATGGGCGACCGAGAAGCACAGTTTGTCAGCGACATGGAAGAGAAGATTGATCGCTTCGGTGTTAGTGAGCGACAACTCGCTTGGTCGCGTGATCTTGTGAGTAAGTACGCCGCATGATTCCCCTGCCCAAAACCTGCCTCGGCTGCTCCTTGCACTCCAACCGTAAGGGCTTCTCCCTGCTGGAAGGGGATGGTAGCAGCGGGCTGATGGTAATAGCTGAATCACTTGGACGTGCGGAAGAAATTGATGGGCTTCCTTTGCGACCACGTGCACCCAGTGGGGGTGTATTCCAAAAGGCAGTAAACGGCGGTGGCATTAACCGCAAATTATTAACGATCACAAATACCATCAGGTGCAAAAGTGAAGCCCCCTATCCACCAGAGGCTGTCGCGCAGTGCAGGCAGTACCTCGACGCCGCTGTCGAAGAGCGCAAGCCAAAGCTAATCCTGACGCTCGGAGACGTTCCCCTCAAAGAACTGAGCCTCACCAAAGGCAACATTAGCGAACTGCGTGGCTTTCTACTTGAATCACGCTATGGCATTCCGATGATTGCCACCTACCATCCGTCATTTCTGGCCCGAGGTGCGATGCATCTGTTCGGGGCATTCATGCACGACATAAGGCGCGTCCACCAATTTGCTACCAAGGGAATCCCTGCTCGACTGCCCACCAACTATGTTACCTCACCAACATCTCTTGACGTGGATGCATATATCCAGCAGCTGCGTAACGACCCTGAACTTCCCTGCGCTTATGACATCGAAACCGGGGACATACTTGGCGAGGACGAACCGAGCACGTGGGCTGACAAGCGCATCTTGCAAGTGCAGTTCTCATCCAATGCAGGAGAAGCCCTTGTACTGCCGTGGCCCGAGCGGAGAGAGGCAATAGAGACCATCCTCGCGCTACCCAATCCCAAGTGGGGTTGGTTTGACCGCCTGTTCGACCGTAAGGTGCTGCGGGCTCATGGAGTGACCATCAATGGTGAGACCCATGACCTGATGGATGCATGGGGCCACCTGCAACCAAACTTCATGTCGAACAAGGACGACACCCACGGTGACAAGGGCGTGCCATCCAAGCTGATGTCCCTGCAATCCTGTGTCAGCTTCTATTATCCACAAGAGGGCGTCTGGAAAGGTATGGTAGACCCCTCCTGCCCCTACGAAAACGGCCCTGAGCGCGACGAGTGGTTAGAGACTCGCGTGTGGCCCACACTTCGATGGTACGGAGCACGAGATGCTGACCTGACTTACCGCGTTGGCGTCAAACTGTTTGCTGCGCTGCACAAGTCTAATCTCTATGATGGCTATTATCAGACCAAGTACCGTCTAAGCTTTGTGCTTGACGACCTTAGTGAGCGTGGCCTGCCCGTGGACAAGGATCGGCAGGCTCAGTTGCGTGAGTTCATTGCGGAGCAGGAAGTGGCACTGTCGGCTGAGTTGCAAGAGTTAGTGCCACTGGAGTTGCGTCCCATCACTCCCAAGGAGGGCTACAAGGGCTTCCCTAAAGACTTACGTGAGGCGGTCAAAGCCGCTGGGCTCTGGGTCAAGAAATGCCAGCCGACACAATTCTACGAGCAGTACAATGCGTTGGGCTACATGAGTCAACCATTCGAATTAGTGACACCAGAAGGAGAATCCTACGTTGAGCATCGCCTGTGCAAGCTGCTTCCGTTCAATTCCAACTCGTCACAACAACTTTTGGAGTACATCCGCTTTCAGGGCTACCGCGTCCCCATCCACATTGACACAGGCCGTGACACTACCGGTAAAGAAGCAATCGAGGCTCTCATTGATGAGACCGATGACGATGTGCTGCGTCTGGTGCAGAAGATACGCAAGCTGACCAAACTCGGTGGCACCTATGCCAATGGTGACTGGGTGCCCAACGGTGATGGTCGTGTGCATGGGACATTCCGCTTTGGCACAGCGAGTGGGCAGACATCCTGTACTCGGCCCAACATCCAACAGTTCCCCGAGCACTATGACCCCAACGATGCGTGGATAACCGACCTCATGCACCGGGTCAAGGGCACCATTCGCGCTGAGAAGGGCCACGTATTTGTGAAGACTGACCTGCGCGGCTTCCATGCACGAATGCAGGGATTTTTGGCCGAGGACGCCGCCTACTATCGCCTTGCCAACTCCGACGTTCACAGCTTCGTCACTGCGCACTATATGGAGGAGCCTGATGCGGACAGTCTACTGACAATGAATGATTCTGACTTGGGTAAGCGCCTGAAAGAAATTAAGCAGAAGCACACCGATGTTCGCAACGCTAAGGTGAAGAGGTGTAGTTTCCTTATGGCCTTCGGTGGGGGTGCTGAGAAAATGTTCCGTATTCTCCACGGTGGTTTTGTGTCGTTGGGTGAGGTGCAGGAACTTATCTATCTGATTAAAAACCTGTTCCCCAAGACGTTCAAGGAGTTCCCGGCTGAAACAAAGCGGCTGCTCGCCAAGTCACCTCGACTCATCTCACCCTTTGGTTGTATGCGCTGGTTCTGGGATCAGGATGCTGAGCAGGGCACTGCGTTTAGAGTCAGTAACTGCGCTCACTGCACTGTGCAAGCAGCACTGGTCAGGTTGCACGCTGGCGGAGTATTCAAACAATTCAACGCGGTAAATTTTGCCCATGACGCGCTGTGGTCGATGCCCCGTGAGCAGGACGCCGATGAGTGCAAGCAAGTAGTGACGGCTGAGTTCGAGAAACCGTCAGAGGTATTGGTCAACAGTTTAGGCAACTTCTTTGTCCACGCCGATTCACAAATAGGTTACGACATGGACTCAATGGAGGACTTTTAATGCAACGCCCAACAACTATACGTTATCGTGACGGACGCATCTGCGTACTGTGTTACACATACATCGACCTCTACATCGACAAGCCACCCACCTTCGAGCGATGCAGACGCTTCAAGCCTGCTTGGTGGTGCTGTTGAGAAATGTGCCAATGGAATACAAGCGAAGTAGTAGCTTTGCCACCGAACGTGGATACGTCGAAGAAAGTCCGTTGGGTTAGCTTAGACCGATGCCTGGTGCCAGCAATTAAGGCGATATGGGCGGCTGGCTTTGAGACGCTCGGCTGTTGTTGCGAGCATGATAAGGAACCACCAAGCGTAATAGTCGCAGGCGGTCACACGGAGGCAAATGTTAGGGACATTGCTGAAGTCATACGATCCATTGATTCTCGATGTTGGAACATTCTGCAATGGAAACTTATTACGGTAGCAGCTACTAAAATATGACTCCTGAGCCAACAAAGCGAGTTAGGAATTACAGTCAGAGAGATGAGTCTATGATCTGCTACTGGAAGGATGAAGAGTCGGGTGAGTGGTATATCCATTTCCCGACAACAGACGGTCACGGCCTTCTTGGCGGACTTGCGAATCATAAAGTTGAGGAACACGAAGATGGGACGATCAGCGTAACGCCCTCAATCTTAACTACTGGGCACAACGGCGAGCGGCACGGCTATTGACGAAAGGAGTGTGGAATGAGTGCTAAGAGAGCTATTTGCTGGTGGCGCACACTTTATAAATCGTTTGTCTTGCATTCGGTTGGTTACTCAGGTGACCTAATCAGCGGTTGTAGATGGAAAACTGATGATGAAAACACGCCGGATAATGTTCATGTACTCAAGTGTGAAACTTGCGGACGCTATGACGTTGCGTGGTCGTGGGGAAGCCTTGCGAGGGTGAAATGAGTGCGATTCTGATTAAAGCATTGCTATGGTTACTGAACAGCCGATGGTTGAATAAGACGCCGTGCAAGTACGGTTTCATTAATAACCTTGAAGCGTTCAGTTATGAGAACCTTGCCAGCGAGGAAACCCAGAGACCGGGAATTATGGTCAAGCAGGTGTTGGAAGAGACGGATCGTTTTAAGTCGTGCTCGATCAGTAAAAATGGTCTTACAGTGATAGACGGGGATGAAATTAGAGAGGCGACCGTTTGGGATCACTATCAGCTTCGCAAGTTGTTTGCGCCAAAGGGAGATAATTTGAAATGAGCAAACCGATTAAATTCAGAGCGTGGGATGCAAAGCATAAGGTTATGCTTGAAATGGGGGTGAAAGCTAATCACGAACCTGTTTTTACAGGTCGAGTTCCCTTTGGGGTTCTTTGCTATCAATTTTTTGATCCTTTGTTAGTGCGCCTACAATTTACTGGACTCTTAGACAAGAACGGACAAGAGATTTACGAGGCGGATATTGTGAACACATGCATCGTTGATCGTGTTGAGTGCTCAGATAACATGCCTGAAGATTGCTAGGGCAGAGAAAGAGACCGAACCGAGCGAGAAGGGTCTGTGGTGGCAATGCAAGAGTTTGGGTGGTGGGCTGGTGAAGACCAGCACCTTTCTGAGTTCTCGCGCCAAGATAAGGACTGTTGGATTGAGGTGGTCGGCAACATCTACGAGAACCCAGAACTGATAAAGGAGCAGAAATGAATCTGTCAATACTTCAAATGTGGAAAGATAAAGCAGCGGCTGATGAGAAGTTTTGGTTTGCTCAGCACATGGACGCCGCGACCAAAGATGACCTCAACGACTTTGGCTGGCTCTACATACATGCGAAGGAAGAGCAGGAAAAGTTGGAGGACATCATCTGTAGGAAGAGCGGCGACACCATTCCAGAAGGAACGTTTGATGACCGTACTCAGTCTCTTAATTAAACGTCTGTTTTGTAAGCATGATTACCGTTGGTTAGTAAACCTTCATGGTGATCCGATTCATTACTACAGCACATGGCGCAAGTTCGCTCGTTCGATTTGGTCGTGTGAGAAGTGTGGCAAGTTGCAGTACCGAGAACAGCTTTACAACGTTGAGAACTATTTGAATGTCAGCCAAACGCAATCAACAAGAGTTTGAAATCAGCCAGCAATTAAGTGGGGTTTTCTATATTACATGTTCCAAGTGTTACACCCACACCAAACTAATGGCTGAGGACGCTAATGAGGCTGCATGTGGCTTCTATGAAAAGGGCTGGCGCACTAAGAATCAGAAACTGCTCTGCCGTAAGTGCGTGCGGTCGTGTGCTTGCTAGTCAACCACCTCGCACTCGCAATCGGTCTGCCAAATCCCCGTGCCGCGCCATAGTGGAATAGTGTGCGCAATTACCAGCCTGCGTCTCTCCCCTTGGAACTCTTCGTAGCAGCCGGTCGTAGTGCCTTCCCATGTAACACCTTCTCCAACTTTTAAGTCAGCTCCCTGCTCACGCCAGCGAATGAGCTTGGATGTCATCCGCACTCGCGTACCACTGGGTACTTCAAACAGCTTGGACATCAGGGTCTACGTCTCTTGGCCTTTTTCTGTTTGGGCATGACCGAGATGTCAAAGTAGCCGCCGTACATTCCATGATTCGTAACATGTAGAGAGTAAGCGACTCGGCCATGCGGCTTTGGTGTCGGGCGGCAGTCTTTAATCTGCTTATCTGTCTTCTCATGACTCGTAACTGCCCGCGTCGCTTTCTTGAATGCCTTGATCAGCGTTAGTGGATCGTTGGCTTCATCAACCCACGGCACAGCAATCAAGTCCATATCACGATGAAGCGAGCCGTGAACTGCGAGTGCGTAACCGTGACGCCGTGCAATCTGTACCAGTATCGGATACAGGGCAACGTAAGCTGCTGCGCGAGCCGGTGATGGGTCAAGAATCTTCAATGCTCACCACGCCCCTCCATGATGTCCTTGTAAGGTGTGAAGTCAAATGGAACAAATTCCACCTTCGGCTCACACTTCCTGATTAACTCCTCGTAGTCACGCATCCTGAAAATACACCGCTGGATTTCATTCTGTGACGCATGAAACCGAGTCCGCACCTTCTGCTCATTCTGGCGCGCGTCGAATTCAGCCTCGGTCTTTATCTCAACCTGGCTCTGGAGAAACTCGATTTGCTTGGCGTGCAGTTCCCTCAACTCCCGAGACTTTTCTGCACCTTCGTGAATAATCGCTGTCAGCTCTGCCCGTGTTGCCCGAAGCTGCTCGTAGAGGTCAGCAATGCTCTCAATCTCCAGTTTGGTGGCTTCAGCATGCGTCTTGCGATCTTCCGCCCGGACACTGCTACGTCTCTTTCTATTGAGCCAAGTTCCGAGGAGTGTTGCGCTTACACCAAGAAGCGTACCCGCAATGCCAAACCACACTGCGAGCGATGGTGAGGACTGCTGGAAAAGGTAGTGCATCTCATTAGGTATTGATCCATGCGGCGGCGCGTCCTAAATCTTTTAGTTCTCTGACCTCATTCTCAAGACCTTGCCTAATTGGAGCGAGATCAACATCAAAGGCTTCTTCTTGCCTTGGAAAGTAGATGGAGGACTTTTCAGTAACCTTGTCTGTCAGCGACTGCCCCAGTGGCACATTGGGCACCACATAGCCATGCGGGTAGCGAGCCGCGTCCCTGTCCGCATCCTCTTGAGTGAAGAAACAGCCTTGGTGCATCACCCACGAATATGTGCCGTCCGGCTCAAGGCGTCCAGGCGGGAACAGATTCAGCCACTTTTGCAGGAACCGAAACAGCGGAATGTGAATGTGCTCTGCCGCCCACCGCTTCCATGCCGGATAGTCCTTGTAGACATCCTTGGCATAGAGCACCTGCCCAACGTGGCAATGCATTCTAGGCAGGCTTTGGTTTGCCTGATCCTGGGATCTCCCCTGGTTCAGTTGGGGGGACGGGCACCGGGTCATCGGCTGGTGCTGGGTCTCCAAGTCTTCCAGGGTCACTAGGCGGAGTCTTGCTTGGCTCATCGTCGCCTTCTTTCTCGTCGTCAACGTCAATGCGTGAGTCGGTCATTTAAATTTCTCCTTCATAGTCCATTGCAAAAGATGCAGCGGTAGCGAAGCAGCGCAAGTAGCAGGTTGAATAGAACTCTCACTCGGGCAACTCCATTGGAGTCAACCCCTGCTTCTCCTCACCATACGCCCGTGCGTGATACCAAATGTCTTTGTCAAGCATAAGCATCCCAATATGCTCTCGCTGGAACTCCTCAAACTCCAGCCCGAAGCGATACCGCTGTTCTGAGGTTGGTTCCGGGTAGTTACTGTTCATTAGCTTAGAAATGGCGACAGCCCCTCTGCTCACCAATCAGGCCCACCACTATCGCCCCCGCAACGCAGCAGACCAGAGAGAAGCTGTCGCCAAAGTGGTTATGGGTTAGCTGCTACAGCCGCCGCAAGAGCATCCGATGATGCCTTTAGTTCGTCTGACAACGCTGTAAGCGCGGTCAAATCAGCATTGTCGTTCGCTGCAACTGCCTCCGCAATGGCTGCGTCCAATCTTGCTTGAAAGCCGCTGATAAGTGCTGCTGCTGAAGCCTCAACTCCTACTGTTGTTTCTACCTGGGCTGCGATGCCCGTTGTATCTGCCATGATTATTTCTCCTTCGGTGTTTGAGATTTTACTGCCGCCGCCAAGTTGTCAGATGATGCCTTGAGCTTGGCGGTCAGCAGTTTCAAGGCTTCAGGATCGACTTGCGCATGCATTACATCAGTGCGCCGATTGTACGCGCCGATGAAAGCATTGAGCAGGAAGTAAAGATTGCTCCTGCCTTCTATGTCGTGGAAGATTCTCATTTTCCAGTGAGTGCGTCCAAGTCTCGCTTAACAGCCTTCATGTCGGCCTCAAGTTGCTTATCTGGGTCGGCTCTCATCCCCTTGGCTGTCGAGGTCACTCTACTGTTGTAGGCTTCAAATGCCACAATGGCCGCCGCGGCAATTACCGCAATGCGATCCAACTGTGGGCTGCCGCCGATGTTGTGTCTTTGCAGTACCGTCCTCAGATTATTAGCAAGGGTCAGGTAGCACTGTGCTTTGACTGGTTTGCTTGAGCCTGCTGCTTCGACGCACGCCTGGGCCACCGACGCAAAGTTGAGACTGTCATCTATATCTGCAATGGCCGCGTCTGCCTTCGCTTGGTCAATTACCCCTTGCGAGACGAGCGTTTGGATGAACGGCTTAGTTGCTCCGAAGCCTGCTTTGAATGAGTCGATTAGACCACCACCGCACGCCGCTTGGGACAACATGCAGACAGTGAGAATGAATGCCATTAAGGAACGAGTCATTAGTTTCATTTGTTAGCTTCCTTTTCTGCCTTCGCTCCCAGATTGGCAATAACTTCACGGTTGGCTTGAACATCTGCTCCGATTCGTTTGGCTTCTGCGGCATTGTCGGTGCGGCTGATTCCCGCTGCTGCCGCTGCTGCCATGATCCCAGTAAGCAGGATTGAAGCAATAACCTTCTGCTCAGTAGCTAGTCCACCCTGGGCCGCTGTTACCAGGACTGCCGAGGCTTGCCCTGCTAAAAACGCCACCAACGCAATTAACGCTGATGACGCGCTCGGGACTCCCAGCTTGAATAAAGCAACCAGCAACGATGCTGCTGTAGTTGCACCACTTATTCCGATTATTACTTCCATTTAGTTTATCTCCATTCTGGGCCGTATCTTACACCACTTGGGCCAATGCGCATAGCTAATTATCTCCCCGTCAACCTTTGAAATACATAGGCTATGATGCCGAGAACCAGTGCGCCTGCAATCAAACGAGTCAGCCACATCAGCGAACTCTTCATTTGTGCGATGTCGGTTGCATTATTCTTCACGTCACCCTGAAGCACTGTTATCTTCTCATTGTCAGAAATGCGCTGTCTTCGCAATTCCTCATGGGCTGGATAATAAACATCGGTCTTTACAAACTGCGATCTATCCTGCGTGACCTCCTGCCGTAGCTGATTCAATCCATCTAAACGCCGCTCTAACTCCTCTCGGGCTAGGCTCAGTGCTTTTTCGTGCGCGCTCATGCGCACTTCCAAAAGTATCTTGAGTGTGTCTATTGTCCAACCACTGACTTCTTTTTCTGTTTCTCCGCTCAATCAATTTGTCCACCTTCTTCTAGAGTCGGTCGGGAGAGACTCCACTGGCCCATTATACCGAGGGACTTGCGCTGTGACTAGGACTTGCGCTACCGCTTGGCGACACCGATCCAGATGCTGAGTGGCTGGGCGATGGTGAAAGTGACAGCGACGGTGATGGTGAAGGACTTACTGAAGGACTCCCCAGTGCCCAGTCCAGTGGTGCGTCCCTGACTGCGAAAGCCACTTGCACCACGTTGTCTGTCTCCCACGCAATCTCCAGGTCATCACTGCTGAGAATCACCCGGCGCAGGAAGCACAGCCAGCGCAGGTTGGTGAACGTAGGCACCGCTGCGTCGAGTGTCAACAAGTCATTCATGCCATCCGCCACTGCCGCTTCAATCCGTCGCATAATCACCGTGCTGTCAAAGTACACAAATGCCAGGTCGATACGATTATCAGCAGGCGCATAAAGTTGCGTGTACTCGTGGCCGCGCACAGTCAGGTCAAGCGTGTCGCCCAACAGTGGTTCCAAGTCCTGCCTGAATGTGGGCATCCAGAACGGCGTGTTCATGCCTGCTCTCCGGTACAACCAACCGAGATACTTGGCTATCAGTGGCCTCCCCTGCAGGTTCATGTTGTATGGCGTGATTTGCTCAGCACCCCAGCGATACTGCTTCTGGGAGACCACCCCAGTGCCAAAGTCAAGCTCGGCCCGGTCGGCTGCAAACTCAATCTTTGGAATCTCACTGTAATCATGTCCCTGCCATTCGCGCAGGTCGAATACTTCTCGGTCACGGTAGGTTAGTGTCTCCACAAATGGCGTGATGCGTCTCGAGTTGAGTGGTTCATCTTCCAGCTGGTACTCATAGATAGTCGAGGCATTACCAATGGTGTCGGTCTCTGCGTCCATGTCCTGTGATGCGGGTAGGCGAGCAATGCGCGCCGGTTTCAACCACGGGTTCACATAGTCACGAGTCAGGTTGCCATCCCACTGTACTCCACTGTCATCCACTGCTGTCAGTAGCTTGTACTCATAGGTGTCATCATCCTGCCAGATGAGTGCATAATGGCCCACTTCGAAGTCCATATGAACGGTGTCGAAGGTGACGGCTGTAGTAGCGGCGGGTAGCGATGCCACCTGCACCTTGTCCGGCTCAAACTGCACTAGCGACTTGCGCCCACCAAACGACCGGGCCTCGAATTGCCGCCGCAAGTTCTCGTTGTAGAGCAGGTGTTGATATTCGACCGACCGGCGCAGTGCTGACCGTTGCCGTGCAAACTCAGTCGAACCGTTCTCCGGCTTGAACAGCGAGGTGCGCCACCGCAGACGCTCGATTACCGGCTCACTCCAATTGTGACGAAACGGATAAGCAACCGGGTCTGGGTCATCACTGCCATCAAGCTGCACAGACGTGCGGATGTTACACGTTCCACGTAGTTCCAGCGTATTCAACGCTGCTTCATAGTGCGCTGCTGCTCTTGAGCCAAGCGCCGCGTTGTAAAATGCTATCTCATCATAGCGAGCATCCATCTGGGCAATCTGGTAAGGATGTACAAAGAATGCCGGAAGCTGTTGAATTCCCCCTGACGCATTTAGAAACGTGCCAGGCGCGTCCATGCGATTCGGCAGACCGCTCGTAATAGTGGTGAAGTTTTGCAAAACTCCGTTTATCTTGAGAATCAAAGCATTACCGAGTCGTTCAATTACCGTATGGTAGGAAACTCCATATTCTACCGGGGTAGGCGATACAATCAGCCAGCCAGTTCCAGCCGTGTCTATAACGCAACCTGCTATGAAATTGAAGTGGTCTATGTAAGCGAATATTGAACCTGTTCGCCCAAACATTACCTGCATAATGGTTCCGAAGGCCGCTGATCCGCCTGTAGCATTTGGTAGTCGTAGCCATCCCTCAAGAGCGAAGTCCCCATCGGGTTCTATCTGGGAATCAGATGCCCGTCCAATTCGTGCAACTCTGGTGCTGGAAAAAGTGCCTTGGTTGAATCCTCTGAATTCCCGGCTGCCTTCGTCCGTCTCTATCGGCGAAGGATAGCCGTAAGGTTCGGGAGTAGTACCGGGTTGTATAAACTCCAAAGTGCCGTGCAGGTTGTTGCCGGATAGGTCAGGAATTGTGTCACCATTTACCGCCGCGCCCACCATGTCAAGGCGGTAATACAACGCTGGAGTGTCAGCTAAAACAGTTTCTTCGTAAGTTGCCATTTATGGTATCAGTGCGAATACAATGCCTGTATTACCGGCATCAGTGGTAGCATTACTGGCCCATGTTCTTGACGCAATACTGGAACCATCGTTATCACCTGAAGTGCAGGCAATCGCGCAATCATTGCCAATTGAAGATTCCACGCTCCACCGTGTAGTACAATCAGGGTTGGTGTCATTTGACATTGCCGCTGAGAACGCTACCAAATCATTTCCGTAGAAAGCTATGTAGATCACGTGTACGTCGGTTGATGTAGGATCGTATGCCGGGAAACTGACATTGTCAGTCTGGGCAGCAGTATTTGTTCTCACTGCCGCAGTTGCGTCCAAGGGGCTACCACTTGCAACTGCTCCTCGCCATGCTCCAATCACTCCGGCGAACAACACAAAATCTTGCGATGCTTTAGTGAAGTTAAACGTCGCGCCTGAATCTCCAACTCCTGCCCGTTTCCAAAATACCGCATACTCAAAATCGTCTGCTGCCAAGGTACAGTTATTGACCTCCTGAGCGATAACTGCTGTCCAAGTGCCATCCGGCGGACTGATTACATTGGCAGTGACCGATTTATTTATAATGCAGCAAACCATTATGTCGTCAGCAGCCAGCGTTGGGGCTACAACAGACAGACTTGTTCCTGATGTAGATGTGCCTAAAGCGCCTGCCGCTACAAATGTAATTCCTGTGGGCACGGAAGGCGATACTGATGAAGATGGACTCATACTAGCCGAAGGTGACACTGAACTAGAGGCTGAACTTGACGGAGACTGTGAAGCAGACGGTGATATTGAGGCGCTGATAGAACCAGAAGGCGACACAGACAAGGATTGTGAAGATGATGGACTTTGGGATGCAGACGGACTCTGGCTGCCACTTGGACTCATACTCATACTGGGACTAACCGAAGGGCTTTCACTAGGACTTACAGACGAGCTGGGACTGATAGATGGTGATACGCTTGGACTAACGCTGTGACTCGGACTGACCGAGAATGACGAGGCAGCAATCGTCTCGCACACCTTGACTCCATTGGTAGCAAATGGTGGGCCAGCAGCAAAGGTCTGCACACAGAACTGATATGTGCCAGCAATCAGTGCAGGCCAGATGAAGGTCGCCTGGTCATTGGCATCGGGCGACAAATGAATCGGCGTTAGTGTTTGCGACCCGCCCGGTGGTGTCACATAGATGCGAGCGTACTGGCCTCCAGCGTAAGCATCGAACAGCACTGCCCCACGAATGAAAGTGTCCAGAGTCCCAGCCAGCCCGGTCGTGATGAACATCTCCAGCCCAGCCGGTGGAATCCGAGCATCATCCCATGCCGCTGACGGTGGCGCAGTGGCCCAGATGGTGCCGGGATTGGTTGCATCGGACTCTTCCGGCGCACCAAACACGCTCATGCCAATCGAGTATTGATCCTCAGTAGCAGTCAGCCGGAAATTCTTCTCCCCTTCGTAACTGACCGATGGTGTCCGCGCATGCACCCTGAATATCTTCTCAATGAGCGGGTCTGACCATTGGAACTTGTAAACTTCACCGGGGTAGAGATTGCGGCCAACTTCTCCTGAATTCAGTACCAGTGGGGGAAACGGTTGGGCCAACACCCGCCCATCGCGTGTCACCAGTTTCTGGGCCAGCTCAGCGGACGCCACACCGGGGTAGTTGATTTCCTTGCTGGCAACCCGCCGCTGTATTTGAAAGTTCGCCGGGTCTTCGTAGACTGCCGGTCGTGGCTGGTAGTTGTTCTCTGCATTGATATACGGCAACGTCACACGATTGAAAGTGTCCGCATAGTCACCGGGTGTGTACTCTTCGACCGAGTTGCAGTTGGCCTGACTCAGCACCTGCAGCGATGGAATTGAGTAGTCTTTGCGAATGAGCTTGATCTTGAGGCCATCGCGTGGGTGCTCATAGACCTCGGCATCCACTGACGCTCGCAACTGGTCAAACACTTCACCTACGTTGCCGCCAGTATTGATTTCCCCACTGAAGCCCAGCCCATCAGTAAAGCACTGGGCTGCTGCTGCTCGCCACGATGGCAGGTGAATCTTCTCCAGTGGATACTGTGCGCCATAATCTGCTGCCGTGGCCCACTCGTACATGGCGTGGATGCGGTTGAATGATTGATCGGGAAGTTCGGCATCACCTGTGCCCAGTACGTCCGGCCATGCCATCAGCTCCACCTGCCACTCGCGGAGTTCCAAGACGTTCGCTGAGAAGTAGCCTGATGATGGGGCACCAGACTCACCACGGATGATGAGTGCAGCAACTCCATGCAACGCAGGGATGTTGCCTTCGACACTTTGCAGGTATGGGTTGCGTGCCTGCGTGTACGTCCCCGGTATCACATCGCACACGCCGTAAATGCCACCGCCACCGGGAGGCTGGTCGCCACCGAAGGCCGTGGGGAAGTCGAGCAGGAGAGAGCCACCAGCATTGTCTACCGTTGGAGCGACTGCACAGGCTAAGTCTTGCACATACACCTGATGCACCCGATTGATTGGCCCCCAGGTCAGTGCAAATCCCTGACCGACGTTATAACGATAGCCGACAGTTATAGTATCAAGCAGTGCAGCTAGAGCCAGCCCGCCAACGACTCCACCAATCAGCCCTCCGATTACGAAATCCGTCCACTCGGAATCTCGCTCAACAGCATGGGCGGTGAAGTCTCCCAGCCAGATGCGTTGCGGTGTAGTCTTCCAGCGACCTCGAATATATGAGATAGGTCGAGTCTCATCACCTTTGTTGGAATCGAGCAACTCCTGAAACGTAAATTTATGGGGCCGTTTTTGAAAGACAATCCCCAGGTATGCCTGAAGTGCAAGGAGAGCTAATTGCGCGCTCATTTAATCCCAAACCTCTGAAAGTCTCGATTAGGTGTCAGCTTCCAGCCGCCCCATGCTTCACCTGAGTTCGTTGGTGTGCCAAACTTCACTGCACAAGTCTCCAGCGTGAGGTCATCACCGGCGAATACATCTACGTCATCACCGATTTGCAGCGCAGTGGATGGAAATGCCCGTGATAGTGTCAACACACCGGCCACGCACCTATCCACTGTGCGCCAATCGTCATCGGCAGTGCGTATCATGCCTGCTGCGTAGTAGGTGTCGAGTTGGGCTAAACCTGTCACTGTCACAGTTGGCTCAGAAATGTCATCCGATATACCTGTCACTTGCACAGTCTCTTTGAAGTCCTCGATGTTGACCGGGCAGCGACCATCGCCAATGTGGAAGCGGCATAGTGGATTCAGTGACTCTGTGAGTGTCTCCCGGCTGAAGTGAATCTCGTGGGCCGTGCGACAGGACATATCCACTGACCTGAATCCATCCCGCCATGCTATCCGCACGACTTGTCCTGACCAGTGCGGTTCAAACTGCTCCACTTGAAGCTGGTTGCCAACCACGGATGTTTCCAATACCTCGTAGATTACCAACTCAGTCTTGCTTGGTGGCGGGTGTGAAATGTAGTTCATTGCTACCAGCAGGTTGTCGCGCAGATGCACGGTGACGCGGGCCTGCGATGGGTCGGAGGAGAATGTGGGCGGGGAGTGCGAGATGCTAACTGGAGCATACACGGCACCATCGAAGATGATCGCATGGCCCACACCAGTGAATAGGTAGTCACGGTCTCTGTCTCGGAAAGCATAGAGGTAAAATTGATCCACTACGCCGTGACCTCCAGTGCTCCAGCAGGAAAGCGAATTGCCTTGCCGACAGTGATTGACCGCGCCGGTGACACAGCGCCGAATAGATATGTAGTGCCCACTGCGCCACTGGGGGTGTCTACGATGTCAAATGCGACGATAGGATCACCGGGACTGCTGGGACTTGGGAACACGAACGGATCAACATTGGCACTTCGGCCAGTCAGTACCGGATCGGTAAACAGTGCTGTCCCCCGCACCAATGGGAGTCGCGCATAAGCTCCATAAGTTGACTCAGTACCGCTCGTGCCCCTAGTCGAAGGTGTAGTCAGCAGTCGCAGGTACACAGTCGCGGGAATGCTTGGTGCCACTGCCCGCAGTATGAAGTCCAGTATCTCGCCTGCTGTATAGAATGTTGCGCCACCGGCCATGCTATTTGACTCCTATACGTCTGCCAATCTCGTCCGAATTCTCGGAGATGATATTCATAATGTCTCTTGCACCCTCGGCTGAGCGGATGTGATCGCCAACCAGCCGCCTGCGGTCGAACAAGTTGATGTTGCGGAAGTTGATAGGTGTTACTTGGTTGCCACCACCAGCTACTACGCTGTCAGGCAAGCTGGGTGAGCCAACGCGACCGGCAGCAATCGAGTGCAGCATGTTGGCCTCGGCATCTCGCGCACTGAGCAGTCCACCTTCAGCGAATTCAGGCACTGCTCGAAACCGTCCCATCAGCCCATGGGTGCGGCTGAGAAACTCGTGCAGTATCCGTGCTTGTCTGAGCGCATGCTTCGGGTCGGTGGTGAGCACGGCCTCATCAAAGCCAGCTTCGGCTACACGGATGATTCTGCCCTTGGGAGCAGCGGGTATGATATCTCCAGTTGCCTCACCACCTCCACCACCGAATAACGCGGTAATCCCTTGTTGTAAACTACTGCCACCCTGCGCCTGTGTGTTCTGGTTGACTGCATCGGTCAAGTCCTTCACCGCAGTTGACAACTTCGACAGCCAGTCAGAGACGATGTTCAGTGCCTCGATTACAGTCGAACCTTTTTGTGCTGTCTCTCCAAGACCTGGAACACTGATGCCGAGACTACCGAGTATGCTATCAGCAATTCCTGCAACCTGGCCCACCGTGCCGCCTGCCCCACCGCCACCACCAAACAGCCCTCCTATCCCACCTGCAACCTGCCCGCCAAATGCAGTGGTCAATCCATTGATGGCCTCGGTGTTGGCATCCGTGGCCGTTGTGTTCGCTGCCGTAGCAGTATCCGCCCCCGGCTCGATTCCCAGCACCTTGTTGAATATACCACCCAGCAGACCCTCTTCGCCCTTTTTGCCAGTGCCAAACAGACTCTCAATCAATTTGTCCGCCAGCCGCTCGGCAATGAAATCGTTGATACGGTTGCGCACACTGTCAAGCAGGCTGAGCAGTTTCTCCTTGGCTGACTTGGTGTTGTCGGTGAGGTCTTTGAAGAACTGTGAGAAGCCTTCACGGAGAGCGTCGATGGTAGTAGAACGGAGAGCGATGTTGAAATCCGCCACCTCATCTGTAGCTGCTCTAATGTCCTTGGCAGCTTGCTGGGCATCGGTAGCCTGTTTGAGCAATCCTTGCTGACCAGACTTCTCAGCAATCTGCCTGAGTACCTCAGCCTGCCGTTCAAGGTCAGCCACATACTCACCATTGAGTTTCTTGATAAGGATGCGCCCTTCAATCTCAGCCAGGTCACGGTGGCGCACTGCCCGCTCAACGTCCTGAATCTTCACGATGCGCTCATCGTTGAGCCGGTCGAATTCCTGCTGGGCCAAGCGGAACTGCTCAGCGAAGGACAACTCACCCAACCCTTTCATGGCGAGCGTCACGTCGTTGACAAAATCTATCAACCCCTTTGGTGGAGTGAGACCGAGTTGCTCAAGACGCGCAATGGTCTCCTGAATGATGTCCTTGGCAATCTTCAGCGAGTTCCTGACCTTCTCCTCGCCTTCCAGCCGACGCCGAATGGCTTCCTCTTCCTTGAGACCACGGAAGTCAACATCGAATGCTATCTGCTTCTCCAAATCGGCTTGTCGCTGCTTGGCCTGTGAGATGAACTCCTGTGCCACAGTCAGCTTATTAGTGGCTCGCTCTTCATCAACAATACCGTTGATGGCATCTATGTGTCGCTGGTTAATTGCCTGGGCCAAACTAATTTCTGCTTGCTTATCGGCGTCCTTAGCTTCCTTTGCCAGTTGAAATCGTTTGTTGAGATCGTCTTGGGCCAGTCCCAGTTGCAACAGGCTCTCACGAAACTTCTCATCGGTGGCTGCGTTCAGCGCGTCCTCAATGCGACCGCGCAACGTGGCGTACTCGATTTCCAGTTGACGGATGTCCTTAATCTGCTGCCGCTGCGACTCAGCCAACAGTTGATCAATCTCAGTTATGTCAGCTTTCTGCTTGGCCCTGAGAGCGAGAATCTTGGTGTTGGCTTCGATGACAATCTTCTCTGCTTCGACTGCTCCAGCTTTCGCCTTCACACGCTCAGGTGCAGGTATGCCAGCCCGTGCTGCTCTATCTGCAAACCGCTGCTGTTGGGCGAGCGCATTGGTGGCAATTCGCTCCTGTTCTCTGATTTCCAATTCGATGTTGCTGCTGGTGAGAAAGGCACGCTGGTTCAGGTACTGGCGATAGGAGATGAGCTGCAGCTTGAACGCATGCTCATTCTCCTGCAACAGCCGCTCATTCTTGGTGTGCTCAATCTGGTTCTCCTGCTCGGCAGATGAGAGAGCCGCAGCTGCAATCGCCTTTGCCAGTTGTTCCTGAGCATTGCGCAGTGCCCCACCGCGTTTGTCTCGCTTGCCAAGTGTGTCCTCCAGAAACTCGTCCAGCGACTTGCCCTGAAGCTGCAACTCCTTTTTCACTGCCTCACCGATTTCAGGGTTGGCGGCAATGAACGCTTTCATCCACTTGGTTGCGCCTTCAAATGAATCGGAGACTTCGCGGGCTTCAGCAGCGGCACCACTGATGATTGTTTTGCGTCTGGTTTCAGCGTCCTGAGCCGCTTTGCCCAACTTCAGCAGTTCATTGAGTTGGTCATTGAGAGCCTTAGTAAAATCGTCAACCGCGCCCAGCCCGTCCTGCTCACTCTTAGCCAGCGCATCTATAGCCTTCTGGAGCTGGGTAATTTCCGCTTCAGTCTTGCCCGCTGCTTTGAGTTGCTCAAACAGGGACTTGACGCTTACCCCAGTGACCTCGGAGAGAACCTTGATGGCCTTGCCAGTCTCCAATTCCGCCCTGCTCAAATCTCCTTGTGCGGCCTCGGCTTGTATAGCAGCCTTGTTCTGGAATTCAGTCAGACGTGTCTGTTGCTCAGTGATGTCCAGACTTTCAATGGAGCGGCGGAAGGCTGCCGAGGTGAGAGTGCGTTCCTTTGCGCCGTTGAGATCATTTTGTGCCTTGGTCTGCTTCTCAAGTGCAGTAACAACATTCTCAACCAGTGCGGCCTGCGTGGCTCGTGCGGCAAAGGCGTCAATCTTGGCTTGCTCCTTCTTGGCGGCAATGAGAGCGTTCAACTTCTCAGTTTCATCTTCAATGCCGTTGACACGCACTTTCGCTGCTCCGGTGAGACTGCCATAAGCCTGCTCCAGCCGCTTCTGCTGGTCAGCAGTGAGGGATACCTTTGACTGCAAATCCTGAAGGAACTTGACTTCGGTATCAACGCTGGCAAGCCGGGCATTGCGAGCCTTTGCAGCCTCGACATCAACCTTAATTATTTCCCGTTTCTTGTGCAGCCATGCATCAAAAGCGACTGTCGCAGCAACCACACCCACAGCCAAGGCCAGCCACGGCGCAGCAGCAATGAGCGTCGATAGCCCGGCTGACCCTGCAATGGATGCTGTTCCCGCCATCACCTGACCAAGCAGACGGAAGTTGGCAATGGTAGGCAGCAGTCCGAGAGCATTGAGTTGTGCAAGGGAAACTATGGTGCGGCCTATGCCAGTAGTGAACTGACCAAATATAAACAGGGTTGGGCCAAGTACGGCTGCGAATGCACCGATAGCCACAAGAGTCGTCTGTATTGGTGTTGGCAGTTCACGGAACGACTGGGCCAACTGCGTGACTGCAGGGCCGATTACATCAATGAGGTTACTCAGTACTGGAATGAGCGCATCACCGATTGCCGCACTGGCTCGAAATATTGTGTCACGGAAGTTCTCAAAAGCATTCTTAGCACCACCAGCAACGCGAGGCAACTTCTCCAGTTCCTTGGTGAGCACGTCGAGGAATTCGCGGGAGTTGGTAGTGAGGTTGGCGATGTCATCGGCATTGACTGTACCGAACGCTGCCTTGAGAGCGCGACCCACAGCCGGAGCAGCCTCGATGATGGGTCGCAAGTCCTGACTCAGCACTTTGCCCTTGGCCGCCAACTGGCCCAACTGCACCGTGACTCGGCTGAGTTCCTCACGGCCACCACCTGTCAGCGCGATGGCATTGCTGAACTCAATCAGTGCCTTCTCGGCATCCTTGGCACTGAAACCAACCGCTTGTAATCGAATCGACCCCTGTATTGCTTCCTCGAAACCGATACCAGGAAGTTTGGCGATTTCCGTGAGCCGCTTTAGTTGGACTTCGGCCTCGGCGGATGAGCCGACGATGGCAATGAGTCCGCGTCTCAGCGAGTCAATGGTGACAGCCGCATCCAGTCCTGCCTTGCCAAACGCCACCAGTGGCACGGTCAACGCAACGGTCAGGCCAATGCCGATTGATGCCGCACCTTGACCCAGTGAGCGCAGCCCGTTACCGAGGGATTGCAGGCGAGCATTGAGTGCATTAGCAGATGCCGCCGCCGCTGTGTTAGCCGCTTCTATTTTGCGAAATGCCTGTACGTGGGCATCTGCTTGGGGGAGCGCAGCGAAAGATGCTTTGGCTTGTCTTGCTGCAAGTTGTTCTGCTTGTCGCGCCTGAGCAATAAGGGCGGCACTCCGTTGTCTCTGAAGCGAATTAACAGCAGCCTGCTGTCGTTGACTCTCAATGAGTTGCTGAGCAGCAGCCCGCCTTTGCACGGTTTGAATATCCGCCTGCTGCTTTTTCTCTTGCGCAATTAGTGCAGCACTACGTTTCGCTTGGAGAGATTCGACCGCTGCTATTCGTTTGCGTTCCTCAGCAATGAGAGCCGCACTGCGTTGCCGTTGCAAAGCCTCCACTGTCCGCTGTTGGGCCGCTAGGTTTCGCGCAATGCTCTTGTCAGTTGCGCCAGTGGAGATAGCAGTGCCGACAGACTTCAGACGCTTCTCGACTTGCGACAAGCCAGCGAGAGTTTTATCGACCCCTTTTAGCAGGGTCTCTATGGAAATGATTAAACGTGTGGTATCGTCAGCCATGCCGGTTGTATCCGGCACTCTGGCTTATTGCGCGGGTGCTCTTAGCGGGATTGTAGCAGAATCTTCAGGCATCTGCTTGAGAATTGTGGCGAGACTGATAACTTGATCCTTCTTGCAGTGGCGGCACTTCAGGCCCACCAGTCCATAGAAGTCACGGGAGACACGGCACAACAGTTTCTGGCAGTGCTCACAGCGCACGTCAATGAAGGCTGGAGACATTAAAACTGCTTTACCACTTCAGGGTCACGGAAACGAGAGCGAACCCCATGCCGCCGTTCAAATCTTCTAATCCAACGACCAACACGACGCCGCATAACCTTACTCGACTTAGGGTGAAAGGGGTTGCTACGGAGTGAACGCAGCCACATCGGGTAAGTTGTCATATACCGCATCAGTGCCCTGCCATCTTGCGTGCCTTGTCCCTGAGATGCTCGGGGATTTGTGACCACATTGCGTCTCGCTGGGCTGTGAACTGCTCCTGCTCATCGGCAGGTAGGTTGGCAAATTTCATGTGCTGCTGACCTTGCAGGGCCTCGATTTCTTTCTCAGTCATTGGTGGTGCTCCTTGTGGGGGTTGATACCCGGTTTCCTGTTGTTCCTTAGCCTCGGCAATGCGCTCAGCTCGATGCAGGCGGGCCATAGCTTCCTTGAACCCCTTGGACTCAGCCTGAGCGATGCGATATTCGTAGATGCGTCCTATTTTGCTTCGCCTCTCGGCCTTGTCAACTTCCCTGAGAAAGTGATTGATGTGGGCCATCGTGTAATTGTCAATGATATTCTGCAGTGGCCCATGTCCATGTTTGATTAGCTCAGTGACGTATCCCCACCAAGCTTCGGGATTTGCTGCTGTAGCCCGCCGAGCATTCCCGTCACCTGCTCGATGTTCTCGCGGGAGAAAAAATCGAGATTCTTTTCAACCACCTTTGCGAAGATTCGCATGCCGTCCATTGCATCCTGTGCTTCCAGCCACTCGATGGGTTCTTTGGTAGCGACGGAGACCAACCCAAAGACCGATGGCCCACTGATGCTCACGGCAGTCACCGCAAACTCCATCAGTTGCTCAGGAGTCGCCTGCATGTTGCCCTTCTTGTCCTTGGGAAACTCAGCCAGCTTGCGGAGCAGATAGCCCATTGGGCCGATGTACTCCAGAGCCTGCGTCATGGGGCCGAAGGTCAACTTGCCGATGGAGTAGGTGCGCCCAAAGGCTTTCACTTCCTCGGGGGTGTTGACTATCTCTCGTAGGGTGCTGGTGTCCTTGGCTGGTTTTGGCATGGGCTAATAATAGCAAAAGAGGCTGACACTTGCCAGCCCCATTTGCGGACGTTCCCAACAGTGCCTCTCTACACTGAAGGAGACGCGGAGTGTGACGGTGAAACCGATCCGCTCGGACTCACGGAAGGACTCACGCTTGCACTTGGCACAGTCTGTGACGGTGGATCAAGGTAGATGAACCGCGCAAACTGGCCCGTGGGTGAACTGGCTGCCTTGAGTGTGTCCACTAGGGCCGACCCGTTGATGACCAACTGCCCAAACTCATCGTTGATCAAGCCAAAGTTCTCAGCCGGGTCGAGGCGGGTCTTGAATACCTCAACAATAGTGCGCTCGAAGTCGCCACTGACTGTGGTGGCGGTGTTGAGACCATCCAGCCGCACGGTGACTTCCGGGGCAGCGGTCTTGAAGATACCGACCTGGCGAGATGCTGCTTCGTCATAGGCTGCAGTGACTGGGGCGGAGATGCCACTGATGTCGGTGAATACGATGACACCGGATGCGTCTACCGTATACTTGGTTGCGGAAATTACGCCGCCACCACTGAGCACCACATTGGACACGCGGCCAGTGGACTTCAATGCATACCGCTCACCAATGGTCGGTACAACCGTCGAGACCACTTCACCACTCACAGAGCCAGCAGCCACTTGTGAACCGGAGCCGTAGGTTGCAAGCGACAGGTTGGACTCCTTGAAGTCATCGACTGTGATGGCGACCGTGGCAGTCAACTCGGTGATGATGCGGGCGTCCGTGGTGCGGTTGCCGGTGTACGACTCCTTGTGAGTCAGTGTGTTGGTGGCTAGGCCCAGCGTGAACGCCGGTGCATTACCGAACCAGTGAAACTCGATTGGGAGGCCAGTTGTTGGGTTCCGGTTACTGTAAAAGACCGGGCCTTGACCTGAAAATAGACTCATTGCGTAGCCTCCTAGTTCACCTGATAATGTTGAAATTCACCAACGAGAACATTGGCTGCTGCCTGCTCCCGTGTTTGTTCGTACCACTCGACTGCTTCCAGAACCTGTTCTCGTGACCAGCCGTGGGCGTAGAAGGCGTGGTCGATGAATCCGGCGAGATGGTCAACCTTGTTGCACTCGCTGGTTGTGCCACCGATGTCGTGTATCTTCTCACCCTCGATTTTGACCTCGCCCTTGCGATTGATGATGCGGCCACCGGCTTCGATGAATCGTTGCTGTGCCAGTGGGCAACGCGCAGGCATCTTGAAGTATTGTCCAAAGTAGTGATGCTGCAGCAACCGAAACTGCTCCATGCAACCTTCAAAATCGTACCTGTTCTTCGGGTTCCAGTTCCAGAGAGACACCATTGAGTACACTGCTTCAATCGCTGCACCCCATGCATCGCTGCACAGTCCGCGATTTTCGACGTTGCAGAACCGCTCTTGGTGTGACTCAGGACGCAGGGTGATTCCGTGGCGTAGAGCTTCCGAAAGTTGCATTAGCTTGGACTCCCCAGTGGCTCAATCACTCTTACGGTTAAGATTCCTTCAGCCGAATGACAAATGATTCCACTAAATGGTGCTGGCAGCATCAATGGCATCTGCAGGCCGCCGTGGTCTTTGATGTACGACCCCTGACCAGCCAGCCCTGCTGTTACTGTTGCAAATCCAAGTTTGGGATTACTGTTCAAGGTTGTCCTTATCAACTCTACGTTTGTCGAGAATATCGCCTCGCTGCCTGTGCCAAATTGATAAACATAAGCCAGTCCAAATCGCCGCGTAATGATGTTCTGCCCCTGCGGCTGAATAGTGCGCCTGGTACTGTCCGACTGCGCTGGCCCCTGGGCGAATCCCAGTTCGGTAATCATCAGGCAGTTGACCCGCGTATCAGTCTTACCACTTTCCAGCGTGGCAATGTCTAACGGCGACTTCAGTACAGTTGGGTCTTCCCCTTCTGCTACCAGATATGCCAGCGGTAAAGAGTCAAGGAGCTTGACCTTCTTCGTCCCCGAAGTGCCGATTACAGGTGTCAATAACGCGATAAGCTGCGTCTTAATATCATTCGCTGTTGGCGGAGACGCCATTCAAGTTCTCTTTTATGCCCCATGCACCAAAATCGTTCTATAAGTAACGGCCCAACCTGTTCATCTCGTACTTCGTACCGTTTGACACAGCCACACGCATCAGTTGTCCGGTGTTGCCACATTAGTTCACTGTCACAAACTGTCGTGCTCGTTTAATTGCCATGCGTTCGATTTGTGGCCGGGCAAGGCTCACTGCGATGCGCGAGAACCGCCGCGCTGCCATGCCTGCCTGCTGACCATACTTGTAACCACGGGGTGCCGGTCTCCCGGTCGCTGCCCCCAGACGGCCAGTGCCATATTCACCAAATAGTGGGTAGGGCGCACCCTTGTTGGTGGCGGTCGGGAACAGGCGAAAAGTTTTGCGTGGGCCATCAATAACGAGTTCCTCTTGCAGTGAGCCGAGTGTTGCGCCGCTGCGATACCAACGCTCACGTATACTGGTCTCTTCCTCACGGCGCATGATCTGGGCAGCATCCAGCAAGATGTCGTCCTGCAAGGCTTCCACGCTCTTACGGAAGGTACTAAACACGCGGCCCAACTGTAACTCAACCAGATTCATATTCGCTCACCAGTAGGATAGACCTTGAACTCGTAACTTGGCACTGAGCCAATGAAGCTGTCCTTCGCGTGAAACTTGAACACCGTGTCTCCTACCTGCACTGCTGTCATCTCCCTGAGTTTTGGCAACCGGCACCCGTCAAGGTCATCAATGACGAGGCGCTTGAACTTCTTCCCGGCTATAACGTCTGAATACTCGCGCTTGTCGAGATACCAATGAGTGCTGTAGATAGCCGAAACTGAGCGGTTGTTCTGGTCTCCCGTCAGAGTTTTCAAGCATACCCCTTCGAGATAAATCGAGCGGAGCTTGTCGTGACTGCGACTGAGTGCTCGGGCTATTTTGGTTCCTCGACTCATCTACCATCTAAACTCCGTTCTCACTCCTATCGTTGCTGGGCCACCAGTTATGTCAAAGCTCCTGAACTCCGGCAGTCCCAATAGCAGCCGCATGCGAGCGCGTATGTCGTTGAGACCTTCCTGGTCACTGAGTACCACGCCATCACGACCACCCTTGAGACCAACCAGGTCGCCTGCCGTGACCTTCTGCCATTCGGTTGTCAAATCCAGTGCCCGGCCCCACTGGGCATCGTTGAGCGAGTCAATCAGGCCACTGATAAAGCTGTCATCATTCTCCCCAGTGACCTCGCGTACCCAGTCAATGTCCTCATCTGTCGGTGTCGGCTCAGGCATGGTTCATTACGCACTCGGACTCGCAGAGTGACTGGGTGATGCCGATCCGGATGGACTGGCTGACCCAGACGGACTTGCCGACGCACTCGGGCTTCTCGATGGACTGGTTGACGGTGAAACACTCGGGCTGGTGCTGTGACTTGGGGATGCCGAATGTGACGGTGACACACTTGGACTGGCTGCCGTGATCGTCGGAGTCTGCCAGTAACCATCGGCATCAACAACGTGCATGCTGCCTGCGGGGTCAAGTGCTATCGATCCTTTGCCGTAAGCCGATACAGAGCCATTGGCAAAGTTGCCATCCAGCACCAAGTCGGTGGTAGTACCAATGACAATGCGCTTGCCTGTTGCATCAATCCCCAGTTGCAGTGCACCATACGTCCGTCCACTGTTGGAATACGTCCGCATCAACAGGTTGTTTTCTTTTCTAAACCACATTAACTCTACCTCCGCTTCCGGGACAGGTTTCCCTGCAAGTTATTTGGCTTTGCCCTTGGTCGATTTCCAGTTGCCGGTGATGTCACCGCGCTGCATCATTGCCTTCAACTGTGCATCAGTGAACTCAGCCGCCAGTTCATCCTCCATGCCAGAGGAGAACGTCTTGGACTGTGGCGTTTTCCGTCCCTCGGGAGCGGCAACCATTACCCTGATACCATGTACGATCTCACGATTGTCCTTCATGCGTTGCTCCTTTAGGTGACGAGTGTGTTTTCCACTCTCAATTTTTGCTCATTGGGAATGGTGAACGGGTTGACCTGCACTTCTACAGTCAAGTCGCGGCCCATCACCGATTCCTGGTAGTAGACAGTCTGCCCACGCTGATCGATGCCGGGGCTGCCTGAGGCACGAGCAATTTCCATTGCGCGTACCACGGGAGCAAACACCGTGCGTCCAACCACGCCACCGGATGGGACTGCCGCAATGTAGCCAGCAGGCCACACGTTGGTCGATGTGGTTGCGGTGCCGCCGTCGTTGAACACGTCGAGCGTGTCATCGAACAGGAAGAAGTTGAACGGGATGCCGAGGGTGTCGCTGACTGCTTCAGCCAACCGTCCACGCGGGATGATTGTGCCAAGTGGGCCATTGGGCGCGTCGGCATGGATAGCGCGATGCAGCGCGGTTCTGAGCACCACGCCTGTCACTGGGCCAATCTTGTCAGCGGCGTCTTCAAGGAAGCTGATAAGTAGGTCATAGGCGTTCTCACCGGGATCGTCCCACGCGGTGCCCGCTGTAGTAAGACGATCACTCGGGAAGCCGTAGCTGACCGTGTGGGTCTGACCTGTCTGCGGGTTCTTGGCAACGTTGGTGCCGGTTGCCCAAGCGGTGAACGCATCCACCTCGATACGGCGGTCGTTGGCTTCAACAATCTGGGCCACCTTGCCAGGAATGGAGCGACCGAGAATCTGGTTGATGATCTCCGAATTCGCCAGTGCCCGCTCGCTGAGTTTCTGAATCTCGTATTCATCCCACTTGTAGTAACCCTCAACCGGGATCATGCTCAGCTCGCGGATTGGCGGGGTGATATCGGGAATCAACCGGCCTCGGGAGTTCCACTCGCGTCTGTCCGACACCGGGCGAAAGTCGATAGTGGTGACTTCCCGCAGGTCGATGGAATCCACATTCTGTCGTGGAAAGAATATGGGCCACCGCAGCCTGCCGGTGTTGCCTTGGGATATTGTTTGCGCCACTACAGTCAGAGACGCGGGCGACAACTCCTGAACTAATGGAATAAGTGATCTCATCGCGTCTCCTTTAGGTTAGTGTCAAGTTGATTTTGCAGGGCGCAGCGGCAAACGCGGTTATCTCGTTGCCAGTTAGAGCACGGCCAAGGTTGTCCTCGATGATGTCGCGGTTGACAGTGCCCATAGTGCCCATGCCCAGCGGGAACGTCTTGGTATCCGCAGCCAAGCTACCATTGGTCGGTGGCACGGTTGCGAGCATCAAGTCCTGTGGCTCAGGATTGACAGCGTAGATGCAACCACTGCCGTCAGCCAGCGTGCCGTCCTGCTTGAATGGGACACCGGGTTTTAGCCAGCCGTCTGCGTCCACCTCGTCGGTTGTCAACTCGCTGACATCAATGAGGACTTGCTCCATCGCAAGAATCTCACCGAGAAATACCGGGCCATAAGTGGTGTCCCCGGCTGTTTTCTGAACTCTCATTGGCATGGGTTAATCTCCTCAGGCTGACTGTCTTTGATTAAATGCCGCAAACGGATCGGCAACAGGCTTGGATTGCTCGACGTAATCTTTGCTGAAGTCCTTGGCCCACTTGAATGGGTCAGCGGTAGTTCCCTCATCACTGGCCGAGCCGAGGACTTTGACACCTTGCTCCGCTTTCAACGAAGGCAGGAAGACACTATAGGATGCCTCGACAAACTCAGCCGCAGGTTTCTCCGTGACTGTCTCACCTTCCTTGACCTTGGCTACCACCGTCTTCTTGCCATCCTTCTCTCGAATCTCCATGTCCGGTAGATTGGGAAGCAGCACGAAGGCATCAGCGTTGTAGCCGAGTTCCTTGGCGACCAGGCGCAGGTTGGTCTCACGCTCCTGGGCCGCGACCTTTTCGCTCAGGGTCTTGTGCTCGGTGAGCTTGGTGACGATCTCCGCTGCTGTGCCATGTTCTTTGAGCTTCTCCGCAGCTTCAACCTCAGCTACCGGAACTGCCCGGTGTCCACGCGGCAGGCTGTGAGACTTGGCACTTTCAAGGTCGGCTTTCAGTCCCGCGTTGGCAGTTTCAAGACCACTGGCCTTTGTCTCAGCAGTGGTCTTTTCATTGAGCAACTTGACGTTGTTGAGTTTAATCGGATGGTCATCTGTTACCTCAGCAACATACTTCCCCTCGATCAGCTTGTAATGCTCGCGCAGTGCTTCCGGCACATCTTCGAGCTTGTCGTAAATTTTCAGCATTGGCTGTCTGGCCTCTCTGTTCCGCTGTCTCGCGGGTTGGTTAGTTTATGTTTCGGAACTCGCTAAAGCCTTCAGTGCCTTCTGGCATTTCCACGTACTCAGCTTTTGATATATCAGGTGCTGTTACCATGATAATCACTGGCTGAAGGGGCATGTTAAAAGTATTTACCGCGAGGTAGATGTAGCCCTGCTCAAGCACTTGTTGCTTTTCCTCTTCGGTGAATTCCCATCGCGTCAGTATCGTTCCGTCGAGACAGCGTAGAGCTGGGAGCGGTCGATACTGTGGCTGATCGGCGGCGTAAATAACTTCGGTAGCGTCAACGCCGGGAATCACTGGACTAACAGGCTGCATCGTTTCTCCGATGTGTATACAAAAGAAAAACCCGCCACTGGAACTGACGAATCAATTCCAACAGCGGGCTGTTTCTACTACCCGTACATCTCAAGTCAAACGCTGCTGCCGCACGTCATTTCCACAATGTGGACAGCGGCGACTGATGCCTAATTTCTTCTCAATAGTTGCCAGTTGCATCAGGAGCGCATGCCGAATGGACATCCAAAAATCCCTGTCAACCGGGGCGATGGTATCACAGTTTGGTTGCACGTCAACTGATTTAATCACTTTAACCTGGGCTGACACTCGGTTCTATCTCCTTGAATTCCCTGTCCAGCACCTTTTTGCTGATGACATACTCGTAGTCTTTCTGGTCATTGAGATCGGTCACAAGGTAGTTGTCTTCGCTAAGTTCACGGACATTTACGACTCGCGGAGAGCGGATATAACGCCTGGGTTTTACATCAAGAATCGGGACAACAGCACTCATTTCCTGCGACTCCTGCGTGAAAGACCAGCTTGTTTGAGAGCAATAGCTATTCGTTGCTTACGTGGTCGCTTTTTGCCACTGTGCTTCAGCTCGTGCATGACTTTACCCACAACCCGCTGGCGTGCCTTCTTTCCACTCCCTTTGCGTGCTTTTGGTAGTGGCATTATTGCACCATCTCCGGCTGATCGGGCTGAGCAGGTTTGTCAGGCTGCAATGGTGCAGGTTTACCGGGAGGCAGTGCTGCTTCCTGATCAATCTTCACCAACTCTGCTGCCGGATCTTCAAGTCCGATCATGCCCCGTGCTGTCTCGTCACTGATAAGCGGCTTGGCTCCCGGCCCACCGGGTTTGCGCATTTCAATCACAGTCTTCTGCTTCTCAGTATCAACCTCGCCAGCATCAACAATGCAGTTGAAGTCGGCGCGGAGTTTGGCGTATTTGCTGACCTGACCAGCAACCTGAGCAGCAAGACGCAATGCTGTCTCCAATTGCCAACGTCCACAGGCATCAATGACGGTCTTCGTCTTTTTCAGTGAACGCTCAAATTCTCTGCGTGCCACCTCCCGTGCCCGACCACTGGTATCCGCCTTGTCAACAATCAGTACATGACGCTGGTGACACTGCGAGTAAATCGACTGCTTCTCAGTGTCGATAGTTTCCTTGAAAGTAACTACAGGAACAGGATCGGTAACAGTGACATTCGGATTGGTGTAGCCAACTATCTTCGTCCCATCGTCGTTGTATATGGGCCAACCCTGGATATACATATTGGCACCGGGGCCGGTCTTGTGCGTGCCGGGGGTGCGCTTCTTGCTGCCCAGCGGAATATCAAGGCCGGGGACGTTCTCCGGTGGCTTGGCGTTGAAGACCATGCGCTCCCGCGACCCTGCCATGTTCACGTTGCGCATCATCATGGTGTGGGCCAGGTTGAGACAGCGTTGGCTGGATTGTACCTGCTCAGTGATAATGGCGCGGCGGTCGAGTTCGTAGATGAGTAAGCGGCCCCCAAGTTCGTATGGGCCAAATTCTTCAGGTGCGCCTTCGTCCTTCACGACCTTGCAGGCGGTGGTGCCGTTGTCGTTCAGGAAAGACAACTCAGCACAATTAGCAATAACAGTATCGTCCGCAGCTTTTTGCTCGAACAGGAAGATGCCGATTTGCTTCTGCGTCTCAGGATTGATGAATACTCCGGCTTTGTCGGCAGTGATGGTCTGGAAGTAGATGAAGTCGAGCGCCTTCGCAATATCGGTGGCGCTGATGCGATTGCCTTGCTTCAGTAGTCCCCGAGGGAAGAAGAGACGACGGACAACCAGCCCCTCGCACAGCAGCGTGGTCAAAGCCTTCTGAAAGTCTCTCAGTGCCTGCCGCTCATTCCACCAGGGAGTCAGCGTATCACCTGTCTCCTGGTCACGGTCGGTGTCAGTGGGCTTAGAACCCAACTTCACACCCGCTTTCAAAAACGACCACGCAGGTTCACGCCCGAGTATGCCTCCCTTGTGTGTCTCGACAATCTCTTGGATAACGTTCTCCGAGACAAACCCCGCCTCGATGTCAGCTAAAATCTGAGACGCCCCCGGCAGAGATGCGGGGGGAAGTTGACCGATGAAACCACGGGAGTTTTGCCAGTGGTCTCCACTGTAGAACTGAGTAGCGGCTATCGCGGTGGATGGGCGTCTCTTATTGGTAGATGGGAAATCCCGTGTACCATCCTGCGGCACATGGGGGCCGAGCAACTGGGCGGCGTCATCGTAGGTGAACTTGTCGAAAGGCTTCACTCAGTACCCTCATCAATTTCTTTTATGCGAGCCTCACATTGTTCCTTGCTGGCTCGTGCCAATACGGCGCAGTCATGCGGGCCAGAAATGTCGCCGTAGTTGAGATCGTCAGGGAGTACGGGTTTCTCAGGTTCAGCCATATATCCTCCTCATGGATAGATAACTTTAGTGGCCCACACGATTAACACTGCGAGCGCAGCAGCGGCAAACAGGATGCGGCCTACATCCTCGCACAACTGTCGCCGCGTCTTCTCGCTGCTAACAATATAGAGTAACAGGCCAACAAGGCAAACGATTAACGATAATGAAACCATATTTGCACCTCACACTGACGGACTGGTTGAACTGGACGGACTCACTGATGCGCTCGGCACAGTGGTCACGCCGTAAAGGTTGATGATGCGATAACGGTAACGAGCAGTGCCGTGCTTTGGGCCACTGATAGCAGTGTAATCGAATTCAATCGTCACTTCATGCACCTCGGAGGGCTGGCGTTCCTTAACAACACGATTCTGGTCAGAAGTGATTTCCAAGTCAACCGCTGTACTAAGTGATGGAAACGTTGTGGCCGGGAGAATGCTGGTGCGAGATACGGGGACATCAATGCGATAGGTGGCAGCATCGGGAGTGACAGCATTGCCATCCTCGTCAAAGAAGCTGACCGTCACAGTGCTTGACGACCGCTCCGTAATTTCATCCAAGCATTCTTCACTCATCCGTGTCCTCGTTGTCGTCTGCCGGTGGCGGTTGGTCTACCATCGGCTCACTGGTCGGAGTGGTATCCAGCGCGTCAGGCTCATCAGTGGAGCGGCGCACCGTGCTAGGAGTTGGGTCACTTGATTTCTGCTGTTCCATTGACTAGTTCTCCCAACCACTCTTTATGCTACAATAGTTTGACGAGCCGCCCAAGAAAATAGTTCCCAAACGGCTCTCATCAACACCGAAACCTTGCAGGAGGTTACGCCATTGACTGACAAAGAGTATCTCACCGTTCCGCATCTTAACACAAAACAAATAAAAAGAATCTTTTCTAAAATCCATATCAATAGGAAGACTGGGTGTTGGGAGCGGTTTACCAATCTAAATCGCCAAGGTTACGGCAAGGTGGGCCATAAGGGCCGGACAGAACTACTACATCGACTGCTTTACGCTTGGGCAGTACAACCACTCCAACGCAGAAAACGTGGAGAGATTAAAGATAACTGGCTAGAATTAGACCACGTTGTATGCAGCAACCCCCGATGTTGTAACCCTGCGCACTTAAACTTAGTGACAACAAAAGAAAATTGCCTTCGAGGAAATAGCCCAATAGCTATTAACGCAAAGAAGACTCATTGCGTGAACGGACACCCATTACCCGCGGAACCTAACAGGCATTCAAAGGGTCGCTCGCGGCGGCGTTGCATCCCATGCCAGCTAGAAATTGAGTCGCGTAGACCGCCTCGACCCTGTCGAGAGAGCCTAAGACTCGCCAGCTAGGCCAATAAGAAACTCCTGAATCCGACCGCTAAGTTTGCCCCAACCCGGAATTTCCTCGTCCGTCTCCTGCCAACCCTGCGCAAATTTCTTGTTGCGGAATTCGTCTACAGAGAATTTCGGCTTGGTCAACGTCTGCCCATGTCCGGTGACATCAATGTTGGGATATGGTGACTGCCAGTTGGCTATCTTTTCGTCACCAAACTTGCCCCGCGTGCCAGGTTCATAGGCCATGCACTTCACGTCGAACACGTCACCATTGGCCTGGATCATTTCGATGCGGCGACGGTAGTGGTCGAGCAGCAACTCACGATTGGCACAGATGCCACTTACTTGTTGCAAGTCGTCAGTGCGGACTGCGTGGCCGTCGCTATAGCGGATGCGCCATACGTTGGTATTGTAGTAGATCACTGAATCGTCGGGGGGCGTGAAGTCGAAATGGGATGGGTGATAAAACACATCACTCTCGCACAGGAACACGTACTTGGCTGTTGACCGGCGCAATCCCTCCAGTATCTGATAGTGCATCGTAGTGCCGGACTTCTCACGATCAACTATAATGCTCCAATCACCGAACTCAGTACGCTGACGAGCGACACAACCAAGTTCGTGACCATTAGTTGCAGCTTTCAAGTTGTTGCGGGCAGCCAATTCCAGAGTCTCATCGTGGGAGTTGCAGGTATAGTACAACGCTGTCTTGGTTGGTTTCACGTCAGGCCAATCCGGCACCGGCGCAAACTTCTTGATGAGCCATGACAGCGGATGAACAGCCTTGGGCCATTGGTCTTTCAACCAGATTTCTCTGCACCTCGCCATCGCACGTTCCTTGTGACCACCACCCTCATAGGGGAAGCCAATACCACCGACGCGGAAGAAGTGAGCAAACCACGTCTTCTTATTCACTTTCAACTCGCCACCTGAGAGCCACGTTTTTAGCGCCAACTCCGTCCCCATCTGACCCCATGATCCCATACGCTCATCTAACCCATCCAATTCCCAATACCGCTCCCGCTCCATCATCCAACATGCACCAAGGAGACTCATGGTGTCGTGTATGTCACCCTGCTGCTCGGGACGATAAAGAATCTTATGCTTGTCACAATAATTCTTATCCGAGGCAAATTGACCCCAGTATTGAAACTCAAGGTTGCTGTCGAAACGCCATGAGTGAGTAGGTGTGTTGCGTCGGCCTTCCTTGCCGTCGCGGGGTTTCCAGATGGTGACTTGCTTCAGAAATTGTGAGTCGCACTTGGCACACTTCTGGGGCTTCGGTGACTGGTCTTTGATCCAGCCGCACTTCTTGCACTTCCACTCATAACAAAGTAGGTTATATTGCAATGGAACCATCGTCCAATGATGCTGCATATCCGCCATCATTATCTCATCAAAGCCTTTCCCAATCGCGCTATGGGCATCTAACTTGCAAACATACTTGGCTCTGGAGATTCGCGCCCCTTCGTTGGTTGCGGCCCTTTGACCAATACTTTTGCTGTGGTGAATAACGGTAACGCGAGGACTGACAGGTAAAGGCTGTGGGGGATGGTATCCGTCTAAAATACAAATTACTTCAGTTCTGTCACTCGTATTTTCAAGAACATTTGCGACAGTGTTTGCCAATAGGTCTATCTCATAGTAGACCTCGTTTCTCGCGGGAATTATGATACTCAAGTCGTAAGTCATAGGTTATAATAAACGAGCCGCCAAAACGTGATAGCGTCTCAACGGCTCAAACACAATCTGAAAGGCTAAGTTTCAGACCATGCCAAACACAGAATACCTGATAGTCGATCATCTTTCTACAGAAGAACTGACTAGAATTTTTTCTAAAGTTGTTGTTAATCCCTTGACTCAATGCTGGGAATGGACTTCTGCGTTTGATA